TAAATAATAATATGAGTGATAATTCAATAAATCCTAGTAAATCAATACCGTGCATTTTTTGTAGATACTCTCCAGTTAGAGCAAGAACAACAGAAATAGAGCGTACGGATAGTTATGTTATAATAGAGCATAAGTACATTTGTCCAAAGTGTCAAAACGTAGCACGAGCTGTAAGAGAGAAAAAAGAGATAAAACCCAGTGAGTAAATTCGATGATGTAGTTAAAATATTGAACGAGTATGACGTCCGTCACTCGTCTCAAGGTATTCCCTCTGTACCAGGAGATGGATATACTGCTACTGGAGATCCTAATATTGTTGGTAATAGTGCTCAATTTGCACCATTCAGAGGTAAGCAGCCTGCAATCATCAAGCCTTTTGTTGATGAATTGAATCACTTTGATAATAGTACAATATTACCATATCCTTTAGATCACGTGATTGAACGGTTAGTTATATTACAAACAACTATAATGGAAATAAAAAGCTTATTAAAGACTTCATATTCCACCGCAGATTTAAATAAGCCTCAAAGGCATATGATATCTGAATATTATAATAAATTAGATATTCAATTAAAGGACATAAAAAAGTTTATTTCTGATCTTGATTCTATGTCTATTCCATATTAAAATATATATATATGAAAATAGAAACCAAGGCTACTTTACAAGCAGTTATAGTTAGTTTATTATCAACATCCATATTAACTGGATTAATATCTGGTGCTTTATTTTTAATTAATGGAATGATAGTAGTTAATATACTATTAACATTATCAGCAATTTTAATTATTGGATATCTATTTAATTTATATACAATACAACAATTTAATAGGTTTTTAATATCTAAACAGGTTGAAATAGATAAAGAGGCACAAAAGACATATTTTGATATTGAATGTTGTAAGTGTGGTAGAATTAATAGTGTACGAATTAATTTTGAAGAAGATATGACATTTAAATGTGAAGAATGTGAAACATCTAATAAAGTATTTTATACTTTTAAAACGGGGTTAATAACAGACATACCCAAAAACACTAATGTCGTTGAACTTATAAGTGAGATAGTAGACAATAAGGATGCCTATGAACAATCCAGATAAATCAGTTAACATAATATCACCTATAATTGATTTAGGTAATTTAGAGGAATTGTTTGATAAAATACCCACAGTAAAAAATACTGCGGATTTAAATCCTGTTATTGATGATAATGATGATGGTATTGATTTTATTTCATCGTCTAGATCGTACTGGGATAAAAATAACCCCAAGCAGCTAAGTTTTTATAATAAGGGAATAGCCGCTGGTCGTCATGCTAAGCATGATATAGATTTAGTACAAAATAGCTGGAAGATCTTAACTACAATAAAGATGCAAGTATTAAATGATTTAGTAAGATCGAATGAAAAATCTATTAGCGAAATAAAATATATACTTGACGTTCTTAATATTCTTGATAATAATATTCAATATATTATTAATAATAACAAAATAAAAATTAATAATAATGAATTACTTGCATATATGCATGGATTTATAAATTCAATAGTGAATAATCAGGAGATATAATATTAAGATGAAAAATATGACGGAATATCAGGAAGCGCGTTGGATTGCTCTAATGGACTGTGTATCCCTTATAAGTGAGCAGGCAGATAAGATAAATACAGATTTTGATAAAATACAATTTAATCATCCTGCTATGATGCACTATATTGATGAAACTAGCGATCGGGTTGTGCGAGTTTTAAGCAATAAAAAACGCGTAGGTTAACCTACGCGTTTTAATCATATTATTAACTAATTACTTAGTTGTTTTATAATTTAACTCTTTAGGCTTATTAACCTTAACATTTTTGTTAGGATCAATATTAGCCTTTATAAAGTTGAGGTCCTTATTGGCGACCGTAGGATCCATTACCTTTTGTCCCCCTCTATCTGCCTGACCTGAATTAGCCTTAGGGGCCTTATCCATATCGGTAGCTTCGCCGAGATCTTCTTCACCTTCATCGCCTAGATCTTCTCCACCAGGGTCATCACCAAGGTCATCTTCCAGATCCTCCTCATCGCCCTCTAGAGCAGCTTGGAGGACGTCGCAAAGAGTCTGTGCTGCATCGCGTGAAATGGTAAGGGTAACTTCATCAGCTCCCTCTCCTTCGATGTCACCTTCCATACCGCCACCAAGATCGTCACCCATATCACCCATCATTTCATCACCTGGTTCCATCTGTTCCCTTAAAGCAACCTTATAGAGTTCATCAAAACTAAATTTATGAGTAGCCATTTTCTTTTTCTCCTTATCTGTAATTGTTTTTGTATTTTTATTCTTATTCTCAGAAGAATCAACCGCGGGACTTAATTCTTTTGGAACTTCTATTGCAGGTTTTATTTCTTCAGGTATATGAGCTTTAGCATTTTGAAGTTTAGCTGGCGTAGTATTGGGATGTTGTGTATTATCCATTGCCTTGTTATATTCTTCTATAATGTTAATACTCGATACACTCGAACCGCGTAAGTTTGCATTTATCGCTTGTTCAACCTGTTGTATGGTATTTTTAGAACCATACATATCTTCGTAAATTTTCATTAAGTTATCATTCATAATATTATTAAAAGTATCATTTATACTTTAATATATAAATATTTATGTTAATTGATATAAAAACCACATATGAGTAGTATACAAGATAAAGATAACCGATATTTAGGTAATCCAAATTTACCAACGGTAGATACAACTTATGATTATAGCGATCCTAAGTACGCTAAAGAATTATTAAAATGTAAAAAAGACATATCTTACTTTGCACAAAATTATTTTTATATAACTAATTTAGACGATGGTAAACAGACTATTAAACTTTATCCAGCTCAAAAACGAGTTTTAAAAGCGTCACAAAAACATAGATTTATGGTTTTATTGGCAAGTCGTCAGTCAGGAAAAGCTCTAGCATTAGATACTCCTATACCTACTCCTAACGGGTGGATGACAATGGGTCAGTTGAAAGATGGTGATACTGTATATGGTAGTAGCGGTAGACCCGTTAAAATTATTAAGTCCTGGGATATAATGTATGATAGACGGTGCTATAGAGTAACTTTCGATAATGGTGAACAGATAGTAGCTGATAAAGATCATAATTGGTTTACACAGAGCAAGTCTGAAAGACGTAAGGGAGTAGCGGGGTCAGTAAAAACAACGGAGGAAATACTTAAAACCCTACGGTGTGGAGTGAGTGATAAGGAGCCTGCACATCGAATATTTAGTTTATCTAGTGGTGTATGCGGAACGACAATGAATCTATCTATAGAGCCTTATATATTAGGCCTTTGGTTAGGTGATGGTGCTAGTGACTCTTCAGTTATAACAATAGGTAGGCGTGATATAGGTGAGATAATCAGTATACTCAAGCAGTATGATCGATATAATCTAACAGTTAATGAGTATAAAAAAGGTGTATATAGTGTACGGCTGGAGTATAAAGATCGAATAAAAACGGATCCTAGTCTACAGAAGTTATTAAGAGAAAATTCATTAATAGGTAATAAACATATACCAATTGAGTATATGCTTAGTGATCGAGCACAGAGATTGGAGCTATTACAAGGGTTAATGGATAGTGATGGCGATATAGACTCAAAAGGTAACGGGGTGTTTTATAATACTAATCTATCCCTCGCTTTACAAGTTAAAGAATTAATAGAAAGTCTAGGATATAAAACTACCTACAGAACGTATATACCACAATTATATGGTGTAGACTGTGCTGAGTGTGCATCTGTAAGTTTTGTACCTCGTGAATTGGTATGTAGATTATCGTTTAAGTCGTTGAGAATAAAAATTAAAAACAATGAAGAAATATCAAAATATCGCAATCAATGGCATTATATTAAAAACATAGAGCCAGTTGATAGTGTACCTGTACGATGCATTACTGTCGATAGTCCTGATGGTATATTTTTATGCGGTAGACAGTATATCCCTACTCATAACACTACCGTGATGACCATTTATTCTCTTTGGATTGCTTGTTTTGAGTTCGACAAGCGTATCTTAATTATTGCTAATAAAGAAGATACAGCGATTATGATATTAAGACGTATTCGTATGGCATATGAACAACTCCCCAACTGGCTCAAACCAGGAGTTAAGCAGTGGGGAAAAACTGAAGTTATTTTTAGTAATGATAGTAGTATAGCTATTAGCACTACAAGTAGTACTGCTGCCCGCGGTGACTCAATTAATGTACTTATTCTAGATGAAACTGCTCATATACCTAAGCATTTATTAGACGAGTTATGGGCATCCGTTATACCAGTAATTTCTAGTAGTCGTACAACTAAAATATTTTCAGTTAGCACTCCTAGTGGAAGAGATAATAAATTTTATGAATTATATAGTCAATCCGAAAATGGTACATTATCTGACTGGCATCATGAGCGTATAGATTGGTGGGATATACCAGGAAGAGGTAAGCTCTGGAAGAATGAAATGATTCAGGCGTTGGGAAGCGAGGAGATGTTTAGACAAGAATTTGGTTGTGAGTTCTTGGATAAATCTGATACAGCTGTAGATGAAGAAATGTTGCGCATGTTAAAGAGTAACTGCGAAGCACCACTTTACACATTTGATGATGGTGCGTATGAGGTATGGGAGGATCCTAAGCCAGATCATTTATATGTAATTGGGGTGGATGTTGGTGAAGGTGTAGAAGAGGCAGCTAGTGTTGCACAAATAATAGATCTTACAGATTTAACAGATATACGTCAAGTAGGGTGTTATTATACCAATTCATTAGATCCTTATCATTTTGCTACTAAATTATATAGTATTGCTCATGAATGGGGCAGACCTTATTTATTAATTGAGAGAAATAACTGTGGTGGTCAGGTTATTGATAATCTACATGAAGTAAAAGGATATGAAAAAATAATAGATTATACTCCCGAAAAACAAAAATATTATAATCGATTAGGTATATATAGTCATACAAATAGTAAGTATAAGGGTGTTACTAATATGAGATATTGGATGAATGGTCTGAGAGTAGTTACCATTCGTGATATTAAGTTGGCTACAGAATTTCAAACGTTTGTAAGACACCCAAACGGTACGTGGAAGAAGCAGAGCTCTAAATTTAGAGATGATAGAGTAATGGGTATAATGTGGGGACTATTTGCGTTAGAGACTGATATTGCAGAGAAGTATTTTGATGTAGTTGAATATGATACTCAGGGTAGACCTAGTAGAATAAATAATATAGTAGTTGAAAATCCTACTTTTTTTAAGTTAGATAGCTTTTACACATCTCCGAACTCGCCACCACCAGTTCATTTAGGAATAGACCCTACTGTGGGGTTTGAAGAAGATGAATTGGGGTTTAATCAATTAATGATGAAGGGATGGAAACCATTATGACGGACAGTAATATAAACAATCAAAGCTTTTTAAATAAGAATAGAAAAGATAAATTTATAATGGTACTTAGTTTACCTAAGGCATTTATAAGATCATTTAGTGATTTAAACATTAGAGAGTTACAATTAAGTGTATATGGTACCCCAGTACCTAAAATTAGTATTCCTTCAACTGAGGCTGGTTTTTTTGGTCATCAATTAAAGGTAACTACACAGTCTCGATTACCATATGATCCAATATCAGTCAGTTTCACTGTCGATAATGAATTTAAAAATTATTGGATTTTGTGGAAGTGGTTGGATTTAATTAACGACTCTAGAGATTCTGGTATGAATGAATACTTTTCAAAATATCAGGAAATTAAAACTAAGGATAATATTACTCAAATAGATAGTAGCGTTATAGTTAATAAAGATCAGGGAATGAGTATTTATCATGATTATATGACAGATATGACCATATATGGCTTAGATGAGTATAATAATAAGCGTATTAAGTTTATATATAAACAAGCATTTATTACAGATTTATCAGAGTTGTCTTATAATTATAGAGACCCAGATGAAATGGAATCTACTGCCACCTTTGCGTTTAGTCAACTACATGCTGAATTAACTAGAGAATGTTCTAATACTCATTCAGCTCAGTAGTTTTAATGTGTTTTGCCAAAAAAACATAAATATTAGTGACGATTATAATATTTGATATAAGGAGAATTTATGGCTAGAACAATTGAATCACCCGGAGTAGAGATAAATGAACTTGATTTGAGTAATATCTCAACTCTACCTGTTGGAACAAATATACTTGTTCAGGGTTTTGCAGCTCAAGGTCCCACAGATGAATTGGTTAATGTAACCAGTATTAAAGAGTTTGAAAAGCTTTATGGTGCACCTACTGTACCAGCTGAGAGGTATTTTTATCAAACCGCAAAAGAGATTTTAAATAGCCCTGGCCGCCTAATTGTAAATCGTTTACCATATGGTGATGGAACTGGTGCTGGAACAGCCCCTACAAAGAGTGCGTTATTTTATCCATTCGTACCAGTAATGTCTGGTATGGACACCAGTGAGCTTTCTAGCATAAACTTAGCCCCAGGTGAGGTCGCTCTTGAAAATCTACAAGGTTTTGTATTAGGCGCTCCAATAATGGTACCTAATTTAAGTTCTCGTCAAATTAATGAAATTGCAAACGGTACAGTTTTTGGAAATAATACTATATACACTAAATCCTCTGCAATTGCATTAGCTCAATATGAGTTGTCTAGCGATAGTGCTAGCGTAGAGGAGTTGTACAATTTAGGTAGTGCAGCTGGTATAATAGTAATTAATAATAACTATACTAATATAGAGGACATATATACTGGTTATTATATTGGTATAAATGATAACTATAACATACGCGATTTGACATACGATCGATTTAAAAAGTGTTATACTCGCATAGGGGACGGTGATTATACTGATATAAGTTTATTAGATTATGACGTCACATTAAAAACTCCCTTAACTGGTACTAGTACTGGTACTCAGGGTAGTATATCCGAAATAGTTGAAGTGTCTCCGTCGTTTTCTACTAGTTTTGCACGTAACAGTGGTATAGATTATCAACAGTGTCTCGAATTTAGCTTGTGGAAGGTTTATGAGAGTGTAGATGAAACTCAAGGCAGTAACGTGATGTTACGTTCTTATTATAATGTAGCTCCGTTCATTGGAAGCTTTGATAGAAATGATGTAGATACTTTAAATGATCCCTATGGTGGTAAATCGGCTCAGTCTATATTCATCGAAGATGTTACTAGATCAGTTCCGGGAGTAAGACCGTGGTTGAATATCGTAGTCAATCCTATGATTAAGAGAATATTTTCTAAATCTGATCATTTTATCAGAACTTGGCAGGGCAAGACAGCATTTGAAAGTGACCCAGTTGTTACGAGTAGGATATCTGGAGCGGGTATGACTACTGCATCTAATGAATTATCAGCTGTATTTGGTGACGTTCGAATAAACGATGGATTGTTTGCCATCGGTCCTTATGCGCCTACTAGAGGGGTTGAGTCTAAGGTTATAGGTAATGTGGTACAAAAGATTGAACGTGGATTAAGTCTTGCAGAAAATGTAGATATGTATCAGCTTGAGTTGGTACTCGATGCTGGTCTTTCAACTATTAATGCGGTGACTACTAATGTGGCTGCTCTGAAACGATCGGGGGCAAACACCTTTGATGATGAAGTTAATTTTATAGGTGTTGAAAGTGGAGTTGGTCAGCAGGATTGGATGAATGTGTTTAATGTGTTGAATAATTTCTGCAGCCAAACCCGTAAGGATTGTATGTGTATTGTTGATCCACTACGTCATATATTCGTTCAGAATAAAGATAGTAAAACTCTTGACGATAATTCTAAAGTGTTCTCTATAGATATATTAGAGCCTATGAAGAATTTAGTTAATACTTGTAATAGTAGTTATGCTGCTATATATGGTAACTGGGTTAAGGCTTACGAAGTAGCAAGTGGTACATATTTCTGGGCTCCGTTCTCTGGATATGAAGCTGCTATAATGGCTAGAATGGATGCATTACTACAACCATGGTATGCTCCGGCAGGGTTAAATAACGGTATTATTCGTAATATAGTTGATATAGCTATAGAGCCAAATCAACGTGAACGTGACTTATTATATCGTTATGGTATCAATCCTATTACAGTATTCCCTCGTGATGGATTTGTAGTATTTGGCCAGAAGACTTTGCAAGCTAAACCGAGTGCATTTGATAGAATTAATGTACGTAGATTGTTCTTATTCCTAGAAAAGGCAACTCGTCAGTTGGCTAAATACTTCGTATTTGAACCTAATACAGTGTTTACACGTAATCGATTCGTTAATGTGTTGACTCCTATATTTGAGTTAGCTAAGCGAAATCAGGGTGTATATGATTATCTAATTGTATGCGATGAGCGTAATAATGATCCAGATACAATAGATCGTAATGAGCTTGTATGTGATATATATATTAAGCCAGTTAGAACAGCCGAGTTCATTTTGGTCAACTTCATAGCTACTCGTACAGGTGCTAATTTCGAAGAGATAATTAGCGGTACTGGAGCTTAATCGAAAATAAAACACGATAGTTTAAATATTACCGTGTTTTATTATCTCTTTTAGTATAATTATTTCTATAGAAGGGAGTGTTATTATGTATATGACAAAGCAAGATGTAATTCAATTAAGGTGTGATTATACTAGGCACTATGTGGTAAAGCTTAAAACTCATCACAAGGGATTATTTAAAGAAATAGAAAAATATAACAATTGTATACAATGTGATTATGAAATGAGTAATAGTCAAAAAGTATATAATTGGTGTTATGATATTAAGAAGATACCAGCTTGTCCTGTTACTGGTAAACAGTTACAGTTTATTTCAAACAAGTGGGAATATAGAAAGTATGGTAAAAGGGGTGTTTTATCTGTAGAAGCTAATGATAGACGAGTTAAGACTAGAATAAAGAACGGTTGGGGATCACCTATAAAAACAGATTTTAAGAAATGTACAGCATCCACTCGTACTTTTGAAGAATTAAAAGATATATTTACAAAAGAGCTAATTAATAATGCTGGAGCGTACATAATGAAGCTTAAATGTGTATATCCGAAAGAGCTTAAGCAGGTTTGGAGCATGTACAATTGCTTTGAACCTGTTGGTGCTTGTGTATATTGCTTGTTGAATGGATGGAAGAGTGTTCCGATTTGTTCGGTTACTGGTAAGCCGAAGAAGTGGCTCGGCTTTAGAAGAGGATTTGCGGAATATAGTAATGATCAAAAAGTAGTTACTATGTTAAAGAGAAAACAAAGGAAATGGAGATATGAAATAGCAGAAATATACTCACGAGAAGACACTGTACAAAAATTACAAGAACAATTAAAAAACATTCCAAATAGGCAAAATCTTAAGCATATTTTATTTAAAATCGATCCCAGCTTAGTTAAGTCTATAGAACACCATACATACGGTGTACAGCTCTCTAGAAATACATTTGCAGAAAAAGCTTTTTATCTTATAAATGGAATGCCTCAGGATAATGCTGGAAAAATTAAATATTATTTTGAATCTTTTGATACAGGATACGAGGAACGGTTCAAATATATTAATGAATCTAGGGGTGAGAATGAGGTAAGAAAATGGTTAAATGGCTTAGGTATTAGGACTGAGAAAAAGAGAATTAATAGATATCTTGAAATTGATATATATATGCCAGATTATAAAATCGGAATAGAATATAACGGTGAGTATTATCACTCTAATTTATTTAAATCTCCTAATTTTCATTTAAATAAAACAGAACGATGTAGAGAACATGGTATAGTATTACTTCATATATTTGATAGTGAATGGGTACAAAGACAGGAAATAATTAAATCTATTATTTTGTCAAAATTAAATTTAATTAAGAAAAAAATATATGCGAGAGAGTGTATCGTACGTAATGTGAGTAGTGCTGAGCGAAAGTTGTTTTTGAATAATAACCATTTACAGGGAAACGACAAGTCATCAATTAGTGTTGGATTATATTATAATGATGAATTGGTGTCAATAATGACGTTTGGTAACCGTAAGATAACAGGAAATACTCAATTTGAACTTCAGCGGTTTTGCAGTAAGCTTAATACTATAGTAATTGGTGGCGCTTCTAAATTATTTTCATACTTTACAAAGACACATGGCAATATGAAGATTGTCACCTATGCAGATAGGAGACTAAGTACAGGTAATTTATATCCAAAACTCGGGTTCACTTTATCTCATTATTCTCCACCTACATATTACTATTTTAAACCTGCTATGGGTGTATATATGAAATTATATCATCGATCCAATTTTCAAAAACATATTCTACATAGACGTTTAAGTAGTTTTGACAGTGCCAAGTCGGAAAAGGAGAATATGAGTAATAATGGATATCTTCATGTTTACGATTGTGGTCATATGGTTTTTAAATATTGTGATTCTGCTCCATAGATATCGTGTGAACAACCAGTGGCTAAAGCGCACTGGCTTCAGTTTAGAGCTTTAAGGCGCTCAAGGTGGATTCACTGCCACAGATTAACCTCTTCAGGGTACCAAAACGTTTGGTTTTATATCTTCTAGGCTTTCACCTCATCCATATACCGAAAGATATATGTTGTTTATACCTATAATTATTTATGCTAACCAGCTAAATTTTCTTGCTTTTTAGCAAATTAATTTAATATAAACAATAAAGCTGGCAAAATTCATCCATGTGCTGAAGCATCATGGTTTTCTTTTGCAAGAAACAATAAATATTGTCGTGAATAGCCGTAGACGTAAATTTAAGCCAGGTGATTTGGTACGTATTAAGAAGTCAATACAGTATATATATCCGAGTGATTACGCTACTGCTATAGGAGTTATAGATGATATAGATGATTCAGATCAACTCAACACCGGTGTACTTAGTGTGCTATATGATAATGACGATGTTAGTGTTCTTATACCTGCATCCAATTTAGAACATGTCATGCCTGATGTAACCCCTGAGACTGATAAAGCATATAGGGATATATTTAAAGACCTATAACTGCGATGAAATCTTCCTATAATGCATAAATATTCATAGATACACACCATAAATATCTACAGGAGAAACAATTATGTCAATACAAGAATTTTATAGTACATCACAACAGAAGGAATTTGCGCGCGATTTTCAATTTCGCGTAGTAACCTTAGGACCATTTGATGCTCAGGACTTATTATACGTACAGACCGCGACGCTTCCCGCTAAGACGGTTCAAAATCAAACCGCATCATTTATGGGGCTAGATTTTAATGTTCCTGGTAGTGTAAAGTATGATGGTAGTTCCAGCTGGAATATTACATTTTGGTGTGATGAAGGCCTTAACATCCGTAATAAAATGGAAAATTATGTTAAGACTATTTTTGATGATGAAACAAGCACTGGTTTATATGGAGTGCCCACTGAAATAGCAACATTAGATTTACTCGGAAAAAATCGTGAAACGCTTCGTAGATATGATTTTTACGGTCTTTATCCGGTTACTGTAGGAGAGATATCTTATGATATACAGGGTTCGGGTACTATATTAACTGTTCCTTGTACGTTTGCATATCAATTCTGGCGTTTGCGTAAATAGCATCTCAAGTCAATCTGCGTACATTTAAATAGAGCAGCTAGCTGCTTTAGTAAATATTATTATGGCAGATGTCGTTAGAGTTATAACAGCCGGCAATCCCGGAGATACCCTCACCTCTTCAGTTCGAGGAATAGGTGGGGGTGCATTAGGTGCAGCAGCTGCAATGGCTACTCGAGCTACCTCTAATATACCGGGTGCAAATGTTGCAATCGCTGGTCTTCAGAATATAGCCGGTGATTTTCTACAGGGTGATAGAAATGTTACAGGAATTTATAATGGATTTCTTACTCAAATATTACAAGATTATACTAGTTCCCCATCTATTATGCCCCTGTGGGTGTGTTATATAGATATAGAAGAAAGAGATAAGATACAATTAGCTGATAAGTTAGATAAAAATAGTGGAGGTAAACATGTCACCACTAGACAGGGATTGCTGGGATTAAGTAGAGGTCAGCATTCGGCGGGAGATTTGGGTAGAGGTTTGGCTTTAATGTTTTGTCAGGGTGTACAGGTACCATCTGATTCTATATCTGTTAGACGAGATTCTTATAGTAGCGCAATTGGTGGATATATACCAGGATTAATAGGAGATAATAGAAGTCTTAGTGAAGTTACTATTTCGTTTCTAGAGAATAACGCAAGCTTTACGGATTTCGTTTTAAGGCCTTGGATGATGTATAATTCATATTATGGTATACCCAACGGAATTAAATCTAATATAATAATTGAAGAATATGTACGTACGTTACCTGATAAACCGTTGAGGTTAAGAAAGAAAATTACTTTACATAAAGCATTTCCAACAACTATAGATTCATTAAATTTACGGTATAAAGATACTGCAGATACTAGACAAATTCAGTTTGCATATGAAAGTTATAATATAGAAGAGGGTGGAGATTGGGGAATATCTCAGATTAATAAGAATCAATCATTATTGGGTAAATTGGGTGAATTAGCTTTAAATGTAGCAACTGGGCTGGTCAATAAAGAGATTGAAAAGTTTGAATCTAATTTATTCTCAATTAAGCCTCAATTAGTTAATATAGAACCACCCGCTACACCCCCATCTGAGGTAGCTAAGCAAAGTGTATCGAACGTTAGTATTACTAGCTCAGACCATGCTACACAATCGATTAAATCTCAAATAATAAAAAATATTAAAGATGATACACCTACGTTTGAATTGGTTAATAATAATACCAAAAAGGTTATTATACCTGCAGAGGATATGATTGATATTACTCAACTGAAAAACATATCTAAGATTGATCAAGTAATTATACCTGAAGCTGATGTTGTCACTGCATCTGAAGTTCGAACTGATTATGTAGGAGTTTATCCACCTAAGGAAGACACGCCTACTCTAGCACCATTCAGAAGACCGGATCCTGCTACTATATTGCCACGTGATGATATGATTTCTAGATCTACTAAAATAGATAAACAATCTGCTATTATTGGTAAAGATGATGAGGCTCTTAAGTCTAGGATAAATGTACAAAAAATATCAATTAATAGTAATGATTCTCGTAGAGACAAATCATACATACCTGTTCAAATAATATCTATTGGTACTAATGATTCTCGTGAACTACTAGGTAGCTAAAGCTACGCTAGCTTCGAGTTTAAAGCTTTTACTCTGGTCTGATTCACATTGAGACCCATTCAACACCGTAAAATATCAAAATATAACAACATCCAAAAATGATTCACAACGACAGGGAGATTCAATTAAAAGTAAGATAATAGAATCTCCAATCACTGATGTAAATAATAGTTGAACAACTTTTATATATGTATAAGTATATTATATGAACACTACTAATATTGATATTAAATCCCTTTTAAATACATTAGATACTATTAACACTAAAAACTATGCATTTCATGTATATGTACCATCTCTACAAAAAGATATACCGTTTCTACAGATAAGTACTAGTCAGCAAAAGTCATTAATTAAATCTGTTATTGATTCACCGGTATATAATACAGAATTTATATATACTATACGTAGTATTATAAAAGATAATTGTCTGGATAAAGAGGTTAGCATTGATGAATTAACGCTACTTGATAAATTAGTTATATGTTTAGCTCTTCGAAGTAAGAGTATTAGTAGTACGTATGAATTTTCATATACTCATGAAGGAGCAGAGTTAAAATATAATATTGAATTGGATTCGTTAATTGAGGCATCTAAATCTATAGATATTGAATTAGAGAGAGTCATAGAAACTCAAGACTATAAAATAACTACACGAGTTCCTACTATTGGTATTGAATATCAAGTAGAAAAAGAATTGAGATCAAAAAACCGCCAAAATAATGAAAATATTCAAAACAGTGAACAGCTTCGTGATATAGTAGGAGAAGCGTTTATGACTGAATTAATAAAATATATTAAATGTGTAGAAATTCCACGAGGGGATACCGAGGTATTTAAGATAGAAATGAGTAATATGTCCCCTAAGGATGGTATTAGTATTTTGGGTAAATTCCCGATTAAAGTGCTTGAGAGTATATTAGATTTTGTTAATGATTATAGTCGGAGTATTAGTAATATAACTAAGATTAAAGTTCCTGGTGGAGTAAATACCGAAACAAATGAAGTTGAATTCATAGAACAGGAGATTCCGATTAACGGGAATTTTTTTATAATTTCTTAAAACGATTGTTTTATATTGATTTACACGAGATTTATCAATCTATATACTTATTAGCCAGTAAGTGTAATTTATCAGGTGATTATATAGATTCTTTACCGCCGTATGATAGAGATCTGTATTTAACATATTATAAAGAAGAGTTAAAAATGTTGAAGGATCAGCAGCGAAAGGCTGATTCCGGCGTAAATATTTCTAGAGGGCCTATGATTGGTTCTATGCCCGATATAGGAATATAAAATGTCAACAAATACTGATATAAGTGCTCTAATAGAGCCGCTATTAAAAGATACTAATATTGCTTCCGATTTACAACGGAAAGTTAAGGATGTATACTCTACTCTATTAGATAATTTATCCAAATCTGCCAAGGGTATTAAATTTGAGACTGGTACAGTTAATATCAGCTCGATGTTGGGGGTTGATCAAAAACAATCGTTATATACTTCACATAAGTATCAATCTTTACAGCGAACTATACTGGATAGGGTTCAAAAGTATGTAAGAACCACAGAGAGTAATATAGTATCGGAAGGTATAAATCTTGGTACTGTATTGGGTACATCTCAAAAAGAATCTTTTTTAACTTCTAGGAAGTTTCAATCCATAAAAAAATCTATTTTAGATAGACTGCAAACTGATCTAGGACGCTATAAGGGTAATATAATTGGTAAATCCGGCATTAATTTGGGTGATATATTAGGAGGCGATCAAAAAGAATCTTTTTTAACTTCTAGGAAGTTTCAATCCATAAAAAAATCTATTTTAGATAGACTGCAAACTGATCTAGGACGCTATAAGGGTAATATAATTGGTAAATCCGGCATTAATTTGGGTGATATATTAGGAGGCGATCAAAAGAATTCTATATTAATCTCCATGAAATTTCAGTCTCTTAAGCGTAAAGTACTTAAGAAATTGGAGACTGATTTAACCGATAAAAATTTAAGGTTGTTATCTACTGGCCAATTATCCATTGGTGATATAATGGGTGAGATCCCTGAAATGGGATTGTTTGAGCGTCTTAAGTTTCGTAAGCTTAGATCTAAAATGATGACTGCAATAGAGAAAAGTGTATTAGGCATTAAGGATGATAAATTAGATAAAAATGGAAACAAAGAGAGTGGTGGTCTTCGTATATTTGAGGAAGAAGCTACACCAGTTAAGTTGGTATCTATTGATGATGATATATTAAAAAACCTGTCTGGTGTGCTAGGGGCGGGTACTGCTGTGACAGCTGTTGCGGGTGGAGTTGATGCTAAGCCACCGGCAGGATTAACCAAGTGGATTGCACCGATTATTATGATAATAGCTAGTTTAGGTGCCTTAGCTACAGGATTAATGAGTACTGGTCCAGCTAAGGGTCTTATGACTATGCTTGGTAAAGTGGGTATAATGGCTAGTCTTAAAATGGTAGCCAAAATGGTGGGGAAGGTGTTAACCAAAACTCTGAAGTGGATACCACTGGTAGGTACTTTTGTGGATTTAGCGGATGCTTTTATGAGATTTAAGAATAAGGATTGGGCTGGTGGCTCAATAGCTTTAGTAGGTGGTTTATTGTCTTTGATTAATTTAGCAGCTCCAGGAGTGGGAACTGCGTTGTCTTTGGGGTGTTCGGCCTTAAATGCGTTTTTGGATTTTAAGGCTGGTGGGTCCAGTGAGGAGGCAAGTGTCAAGAAGATGGATATGATAAAGGACTTCTTACGACCATTTGGTGATGCAATATTACCTATATTAAAAGCTCTACCTCCTGTAGCATTGGGGATTGGATTATATAAAATAGCTAAGGGTGATGTTAAAGAGGGATTTGAAGCTATGGCAAAGAGTGTGTCGTGGATTCCGGTTATAGGAGAACCAATGGCTCGAGTAGCTTCATTTTTAGGTGAAAGAGCACAAGAGTGGACGGAGGCTAAATTTGGTACTGAGAGGCCTTTATGGGAATCTGTAAAAGATTATATTGTAGATAAATTCAAAAACGCTCTCAAGAGAGTTATAGCTATAGGTACTGGAATAAAAGAAATATTTACTGGGGATGTAGGTAAGGGATTTGGCACTGTTATTAGTGCTGTTTCTGATTTAGATTATATTGGTCCACCACTAGCTAAATTGGGGTCTTTCTTACAACAAAAAACCGAGAATTTTAATGCTACTCATGGAGAACCTGGTCAGCCATTGTGGGAGAAAATAAGAGATTATTTGAGAGATAAAATCCAGGCTGCATGGAAGCGTCTTATAATGTTTGGTACAGGTATGCTTGATGTAGTTAAAGGAGATATACCTAGTGCTTTCGATAAGTTTGCGCAAGCGACTGATGGATTAGGTATAGTAGGATCTGTATTTAATACTCTTAGGTGTTGGATGGAGGAGGCAGAGGAAGAGGCACCGACATGTCCGGGGTGTGAAGGAACAATTAATTTCTTTGCAGCGTTAAAGGATATAATGGTAGAAAAGATGTCTAGTGCTGTACAGAAGCTTCCCAGGATGGTTAGATTTGTATTATCTAAAATTCCAGGTTTTAAGGAATTCGTTGGTGATGAAAATTTTGATAATATAGGAGATGAGATATCTGATGCAATTGGTGATCTGGGAGCTGGTATTAAAGATGTTGTTGGTAGTAAGATAAAGGCTGGTAAGGATGCTGTGAGTGAGGGGTGGGGGAAATTAAAGAGTTGGAGGCCGTGGGGAGGAGATGAAGAGCAGGGTAGTCCGATACCTGTTACTGATTTTGCTGGTGTTATCAAGCCTGGTAATATTGTAGGATCGTTTAGGAATAATCCTATAGTTAATAGTGCCACAGATTATGTAATTGGTGCAAAGAGAGGTGGTCCTATAGAGCAGAAGTTGACTGAATTAGTTGAATCTGTTAATAGTAATATGAAGGATTTAGCAATTAAAATATCTGAAAGTATTCAATCTGGTGTAGGAAATATACAACCAGCTTATATACCGATTCCGCCACCCGCAGTTAATATACCACCTCCGGCTCCTGCATCTATTGGATCCAGTAAAGCACCGAGTTATGCTGTGGGTAGTATATATAATCAACGTGCAAGATTTTATGCTTTATATGGAGATCAATAGTGAACAAATTTAAAATAAATGATATTGATATAGTAAATGATACTCCTTTTGATATGGTATCAGAAGGGGCATATAATATAGGAGTAGCAGTATTCGATACAGCTGATGCGGCAGAGGCAGCTGAATTGAATTTAGTAGCGAATGACGAGTTAGAAGCTGCTGAGAAGAAGGGCGGTCCGGCGTTAGATGTTGTAAATAGATATAAATGGACCTTAAATAGCAGCCCCGAAGCTAGAGCGTGTGCACCATATATTGATATTAATTTTTTAGAGATGAAAACCGGTCAGTTGGCTCAATTATTATCTCAGACAATTAATATGTTTACTGATCCATATGATGGTATGTATAAGCTTGAAGTAGTCAGGTCGTTGAGACTTCCATATATCAGTAATTATCACCATCAAAATATGAACAATTGGGAGCCTTTATCATTGGAAGCTATAGGTAATATGATGAGTGGAAATACTACTGGTGGTGCAGTTGGGGCAGCGGCTGCGGGTATAATTCAAGCGGGTCGAAGTTTAATTGCAGCAGCAGCCTTACCAGCTTATAAGACTGAAACACCAAATGTTTGGAGAGATAGAAACGAAGAATCTGTAGTAGTAGATTTTAATCTTTATAATACAGATCCAGATGCATATAAACAAAATAAGGAATTAGTGGATGAATTAATATATTGGACTTTGCCTAAAAAGTTAAAAGCAACTTTTGCTTTACCTCCAGTATTATGTGAATATCATATTCCTGGTATTAGACGAGGACTTATAGCCAAGGTAGATTTGCATGTGGGCACTAAGGGTCAATCAGTAATGATTGGGGGAGAAAACGTACCTGATGCATATAATATACAGCTTACTCTTGCTGATCTATTAATGCAGACCAAAAACATACATCCGCTATCCGGACCGACAGGATTAAACAGTAGTATACGAAGTAGTAGAGCTGTTAATATATATCAAGGTTCACCTGGAGTATCAATTAGCGATGTTATAGATGCGGGGAAGGCGATGAAGACTAAGGTGGATAACATGTTAGGGAGGATAGGCAGTGAAGCAGAATGATATACCAGATTCATCAGTAACCCAGCTTCGATCGACTGAATTATCTAATATATTTAATGTATATTATAATGATGAAAATCGTTATATGTATAATTTGTTAAACTCTCTTTATATACCATCTCAGTTAAATAGGTTATTATATACTGCAGTGTATCCACTTCCTGGTGAGTATTTAACTCAATTTAGTTATAGAATGTATAAGACTATTGATTTAGCTTGGTTAATTGCGGAGACCAATAAAATATATAATATGTTGGAACCTTTAAATCCTTCAGTTCCGCTTAGAGTATTAAGTGATGAAGTAGTAAGGGATATATTGCTTCGTATTAAATTATTATAATAATGATAAGTAACTTACCATTTCCAAATGAGATACCGTCGGATGCTATAAATCCACAAGTTCCCACGCTTGGAATAGATACTAATAAATTTACCGGGTTTATATCCACCAACACTGCAGGTGTAGTCCCTAAAGGAGTAGATATAGTTCAAGATTTACAAAGTATTGTTAATTCAGTTCCATCACCGAAGCAATTAGAAGATGGACAAACGGAATTATCTATTATGGAGAATACTCCAGCTGCTCAATTTTTAGATAATCAATTATGGAAAATTTCTATATCCTTAACAAATTATTCTCCACCAGTTAAGCCTGTTTTTATACCAGGTAATTATATACATGAATTAGTACTTGAACATAATATTTTAGACCCCTGTTTTTGGAAGGGTAGTATGATTATTACAAGTAATCGGTTTGGAATATTGGAGGGAGAAAATCCGGAAGATAATTTAAACCTTGAGATGTTATTTAGAGGTGATGGTAAAGATGAAGCATTAATTGAAATTGTTCCACTTTTTTCTGATAGTATAGAATTGCCTTCCGAGACGTGGCATATTAAATCTGATTTTATTATATATGATGTTGAGGATATACCGTGGAAAAATGGCGGTGGAATGGCTAAGAAATTATATTTTTGGCATAAAGCATATGCACTACTTACGGAGCGTGGCACTCCATTCAGTACTGCTAAGCATGTTGATGTAGTTAATTTGCGGCGAGCTACCAATGAAGATCGAATGCTCCCCGTAGGAAGAGCTATTAAACACCTATTGGAAGATAGTAACTTGAAGCAATATATTGATTACGATGAATGGGATGATGGATCATCCAATAGTAAGATTTTTTATAGTTCATTCGCGGGTAGTTGTGCACTAGAAAGTCTTCAAGATTTACTTTTGCGATATGTTAGTTCTGATGGTGGGCCTGGTTTATTGTACTTTAATAGAGGTAAGAATAAATTTCAATTAATTGGTCTTAAAAAGTTTTTTGAAAAAGCTGGTATGTCTGATCCAGGAGAGTATTATTATGAAACCTTTATGTTAGGTACTGGTGATTCAGGAACTATGGATACAAATATTACTCCCAATAAAACACCTACTATAACTCAATCTAAATATGATCACGCTAACGTATTAAAGAAATATAATATTATAAGAGACAATAGCTATATTATTACCGAATCATCAGGGGCGGATAGTATGGAGTCTTTTATATCTCATATGATACATACTTATAATCATGGAGATAAATTATTTAGTGTATTGTATAAGGATTCAGAAATAAAGAACCATAAAAAACTATTTAAGAAAAAATATACCGATAAACTATTACCTGGTGTACGCGGTCAGCCTTTAATACTATTAAATTCGGCTAAAAAGAATCAATCACGTGTGTCGCAGAGGTTTGTATCATCTATTAATTTGACTACTGATATAATTAATAAAGTGGGTAGCAATTACCTAGTACTATGTACACTATTTTTAAATATGGGTATAAATTTTAAGGTTCAAGGTAGTACTCATAGACACGCAGGAAGATTCATAGGTATAGAAAAAAATAAAAATTCTGATAATAAGTATGATCATCGAATGCTGGGACAGTGGTTTACTACCGCAGTTATTACAAGGTGGAGAGATAACCAATTATATAATGAAATAGTTGCTAATAAGGTTAATAGTTTTAGTGATTTAAGGTTTAATGAGGAAGTATAATGCAAACTATAAGAGATAAGATATCCTTTGAGAGTATTAAGAGCTCTGCATTAAAACAGGTTGGTGAAATTGGAGATACTGCTGCTACCTCGTTTTTATCAACTGCCCAACAAGCGATATCTACTGTAATTGTTAATCCTATTTTAAATACTATATCTAATATTAAAAGATTAATTGGAGCGGCAAAGAGTGAAATTAATAGTCTGATAAGTAGAATAATTGGAGATAAAAATCAAATTTTAGATCCTGATCGCGACAACATTTTAGATGTAACCTCTAAGATACCTGATGTTCTTGTGCCGGATATTGGTAATATTGGAGACATGAAGTCTATTCTTGCGGGTATATTGACTCAGGCTAGTACGTTGGATTCATCAGCTATTAATCAACTAAATCAAATGTTTACTACTATTATGGATAATAAAGTAGTTAATAATAGTGATGAGGACGAGCCTTTGACACCTGTTGATGTAGTAACTGATGTAGTGCAAGGAATGCCAGATTTGAATGAGTCTATTGTGACTAATAATCAGGGTGTATTAAATGCTAAAATTTTAAAGCAAAATTCTCAACTACCTGACATTAATACTCAAATTAACACATACAATGAATTAGAGGGTACTACCGTTGGGGAAACTATGTTTGTGAGAGGTAAGCTTAAGTCTCTAGTAACAAGTGGAGATTTATATCAAAATTCTATAGATTCGAAATATATAGGCGATGTATCTAATGTAGTTGGGTTGGCTACATTAGGTCATACTATTGATACAATGTCTCTTGATCCTGAGGACTGGGGAGCAAGTGATGGGTCAACTGATGTATTAAGGGCAGGGCCGGCTAATTTATTACCATTAGTGTCTAAGTATAAATTAAAGCGTAATATTATAGAACAATTTGAATCATCATACAATCAGTTGAATAATAAAATGTATAACAATTTATATAGAGATCGAAGAACATCTAATAGTGAACCGCAGGATTATCCAATTGCTCGTTATAGTGATGTGGATAAATATGGCATTAATATGGCTACTGTGAGCCATACAAATATGGGAGATTATAGTAGTATTGGTTTTGCTAAAAAGATTAATACATCTGAGGATGAATTAAATAGTGCTAAAGATGTTGTGGGTGTAGAGCTTATGCCGTTGATTGGCTATCTATATAATGTAAATAATTTTAATACTATAACGGAAAAGCCAATATATAAAGTTAATATACAGGGAACAGAAATTTTAGTTGATTCGCGTGGGTCTAGATTTTTGCTTCCCGCTTCAAGGCCGGATGATACAGCTGTAACAATATGATAAACAATAATCAATTATATGGTAACTATGTTGGACTAGTTATTCAAAACGACGATCCTGAAAAACGAGGAAGAGTTAAGGTATTTGTACCTCATATTAATTATAGATCTTATAAGGGATGGACCGAAATTGAGGCTGATAAGTTTTTTAATAATCTCGAGGATCCAGACGTATCAAATATATTAGCTGAATTGAGAGAGGTGCTGCCGTGGGCGGAGGTAGCTGGACCGTTGTTTGGTGGAAATGCATCGGGGAGATATAATGGGGTTAAGCGTAGAGTATATACGAGTAATTCTAATCGTTGGTTAGGGGATGACTTATTACAGGGAAATCGACCTGCTGCATCATATACAGGTGCTGGTAATGTTCATGATGGATTTAATGATGCTGGAAAAACCGGTATATTAAATCCGTATACTTTTGAATATGACCCGTCTGATTATAGTAGTTTGGCCGCTGGTATGTTTACTATACCGAATGTCGGTGCACATGTATGGATCTTTTTTGAAAATGGTGATCACAATTGTCCTGTTTATTGGGCTAGTAGCTATAGTCAGTCTGATTATAAAAGAATATATACTACTGTTAAATTTACAGATAAAACATTATCCACTCTAGGTTCAGATGCTCTTAATAAAGCAGATGTAAGTGTGGATTATCCTAGCGAATATGAGAATAGTGATTTATCTGTTTTAACATCAGAGGCAAAAACATTTAGAGCAAAACATGTAATTAATACTAATAAAAATGTAATTGAACTAATTGATACTGATAATAGAGAGATGATTAAGCTTACTCATTTCTCTGGAAGTTTTAAGGAGTGGAATAATTATACTACTTCAGAGTTTGCTGCAAATAATGATCAACAACTCGTTATGGGTGATCGATTTGAAACAGTAAGAAAGAGTAAAAATACATATGTAGTTGGTAACAATAGGCTTTTTATAGACGGGGATAATATTAAAAGAGTAGGTGATAGTACCTATGATGATGTAAAGAATATCGGAGATATATTATTTAAAATTAATGAATATAAGCAACTATTTGATACATGTAGGGTGGGGAGATTTATTTATCAAAGAACTTCAGGTCTACAAAGTTTATTAGATATAACGGGCGTAAATTCTCTGAGTCCGCATCAAGAGCAGAAGCCTAAGTTTGAAGGTATTAAGAGTTATGATGGTGTTCAATATAATAATGGTTTTGTGAGATGTTCAATTTGTAAAAATACTCCATATTCGGTCAATCCTACTAATTGGTCACTATCATATAAGGCTATTCCTGGTGAAGGTAATACCATGATATATGAGCCTATAATGCCTGAAGAGATACCGTTATATAAAGATCTAGTAGCATTATCTAGTAGAACAGCTTTTGGCGACACCCCACCAGGAGTAGGCTTCTATGCTGGAGCTAAGTGCGATATATGTAATTCAGACTATCTTAATATTCAGTTAAGGCGTCCAGGATTCAGTACTTCTACTGAGCATGGATTGTTTGAATATGAAGAAGCTAAGCAGCGCGGTGGAGACATGTTTACATATTACGTGTCTATTCGTGACAATCTAAATAAACTATTAGCGTCGTGTGCTGGTGGAGATGAAATAATCGAGATTCATAAAAATAAAATTGAATCAGTTGGGTTGGTGATGAATACCTCTGCGTCTTGTAGGGTTGATCCTATTGGTAAGTTGAGAGCCGAGTCGGTCTTTGTTGCACCGGAGGATGTTTATGTAGCTGGTAAGCCTAGTCCTCATGTTGAGCCAGTAGATGTAGTGGAGGTGCCGGGTGGTAGTTATGTGCTTACAGCGACCAATAAATACAAGCTTATAGTAGGAGCTAAAGGAGTAAATATAAAGACCTTTGGACCTATTGATATGTATGGGTCGATTGTTAATTTTACTGGAGAACAAATTAATATTAGTTCTCAAAACGAAATTAATTTTGATGCAGGAGAAAAGTGTTTAATAAGAGCGCGGAAAACTACTATTGTAAGTAAGGATCATGAACCCGTATTAATAGAAAGCCCTTTGCATATATCTAGAAATCTTATTACTCGTGGTGGGTCCTATACTAATGGTGAAGTTGGGTTATTACATGTTACTACTTTGAGGGAATTTGGAGTAACATCGGGTCCTATATCAAATGAAGTCGGTGGATTACCGGCGGCAGAGGGGGGAATGGAGGTGGCTGTTAATACAGGGACTGTGGAGTCCAGGACGGCTAAGGATATTACGGATTCTGTTGCTAAGGCTTCTGAGGATTCAGGTGGAGCGGATATGGCGTGGCTAGCTAGTCATGTTCATTTATACGAAAGAATTCCCACCACATTTTTTAATTCTGCGGAGGAAGTAAGAGCATACTTGAATGATCCGAGTAATGGTCTTGGTGCAACTATTAATAGTAGAAATAATATGCTGGCAGCAGCTGCTGTAAGTCCATTTACCGGGCCATATTCTGAAATTGTTAAAGAGGCGTTGGATACGTTACAGTTTGATATTAAGGTTGATGCACTAATTAGATTATACTATATAAGCGGTCCAGGATCAGGTACTGTGCTTCCACCGTCGGTTCCACCGCCGATGATATCTAAATATTCAATAATAAATGCAACCGTATTAGATGGTAATTTTGTTAAAGCGTTAATACATAAAACTTATACTGTTGTTTCAGCTGCAACCAAAAAGCCTGTAATGGTAATTTTAAAAATAATGGTATCAGTACCGGTTGATAGAATTAGTGAAGGAGATAATACTGGTGGTCAATTGTATGAGTGGAATGGAGGGCCTTATATACCTGTACTAATGCCAAGTGAACCGGTTGGTGAGCCATGTGTACCTACAGCAGGTATTTTTTAATTATGAAGATTATAGAACATTTTAATAATAGTATAGAGAATAAAATAGAATTGTCGTTTATTCCTATTGTTAATTCTATGTCTCTTATGGTACGTGGTATATATCAGATAAATGGCATTGATTATGTTATTAATAATAAGGTGGTAGAATATATTGGAAGTGATTTATTTACTGATATTAACGTTGAATATGAGTATATAACTTCTTTATCAATACCCGATCGTAGTAACTATGATGAACCACAATCACCCAGTGGATCTAATGTTGTTGTATTGTCAGATGATAAAGAGAGAGAATATAGAACTATTAATAAAATATTGGATGATATTCAGGTTACATCAAATCCATATTCTCCATTATTAATTTCATTACTAACTACGTCAAATGTAAACACTAAGCCTGCAAGACCACCAATTCCTCCAGATCTATGTGAGTATATACCAGAGAATTTATCGTTGTATGATTCTGATAATTTACCCGCTGTGCCGGGTGTAGAATGGATTGATACCTTGAGTTCTAATATTGAGGGAGTATCCTCTTCGTTTTTTCCGGCAGATCAATGTATTGAACAATATGCCGAAAACGGGGTATATGCTCAGCCCGGTGATTTGAATTATGCAAAGTGCGGAGATTTTAATGAGATTGAGGATCTATATAGTGCTGACTGGGTAGCTGCGGCGATGTTTAATTCTGCGGCAGGTATTAATCCTGTTGCAGCGTGTGAGGGTGGATCTCTGGGATCTCCATACGGTCAGTTTTTATGGAAGCCCATAGGTGAACATAGTGGTAATTTGGTAATTTTAATACCACCGGAGCTAACTCCAGGTGGTACTTGTACTGCTAATGGTGAATCGTTAACATATACTGGAGTGGGTAACGGTGGTAGATCTCATTTTAGGGGTAACAGACCGGGAGCTGCATACGGAACTAATGTTAAGGTATCCTTTAGAGGAGGTAAGGGGTCATATACTTGGACGATTCCAGATGGGGCGTGTAGATATAACGGATGATTAATTTAATCCGTTATATTTTTTACTTTTAATTGATATTAAATAATCAGTATAAAGCTGTTCTAAGCTATCGGCGTCTTTAGGTGATCGAGTATGAGATATAGCTATTCTAGCACCATCAATAGCATGACCTAATATAATAAAATCTTCCAAAAATTCACTTATAAAGCTCTCCATATTAATTAATGAGTTTAATTGTTCATTATTAATTTCTTTGACAAGTTGTAGCTTTTTATAATCTTCATTAATTAGTCCCGACGGCATTGGGGACTCAGTTGATTTTAGTTTATCTGAGTTCTTACTTGTCTTTTTCTGATATTTGCGTGGTGTTGGCTCCATAAGTATATTTACACTCTTTAGCTGAGAAAGCTAGGATGGCTTAGCCACCTAGTAGTTCACTCTATTTTATTCATTTTCAACGAACTACCGGTAATATTTAATTTCGTTAAATAATTGGTAATGACTTCTATGCTACTAGTTTGAATTATTAGTTTGCTTGGAATAAACTGACCACCATCATATAATTCAAAAAATGAATCACCGATTTCGTCCTTGTTGACATAGCACGTACAAAATATACTGGCATTGCCCGGATCGATTATAATTGTCCATATTCTAGAATCTCGTTGATTAAAATTTTTATATACTTCTATACAATTATATCCACAATCTCTCAACCTCTTGCGAAAATATCCTAAAGTTGTGAGTTTATTGGCCATATTATTTTACTAAACCGGATATAATATACTTTAATTTACACATATTGGTATCAATTTGGAATAATAATATTTTTAAATCAGTATGAATGCTAACTACTACTTCCTCGCTTTTACCTAAGTGGAGTAATTTAAACGTATTAATGTTAATAGGTAATTCAGTCTTTAGGCTATCACCCTGGAACACATCGGAGACCTTGAATCCGATATTATCTGATTGTGGTATGGTATAGTCTGTTAAATTAACGTATACTGCATTATCTTTAGTATAAAAATATAGTTTATTAGTCTCCGTTGCAAAGCTGGTGGCTCTTAATATTTTCTGTACACTATTGGAGTTGAGTGTAAATGAAGTGTTAAACGTGAGGTTATTTATTTTATTTATATCTATAGTGTGTCGTTGTATTATTCCAGACTGAAGGAGATGATATTTAAATATAACATCATCCGTTTCATATGATATGTAGCCTGGAGATAAGTTAAACTCTACTTCATCTTGATCAACACAATCGAGAGCTCTCATTAATTTTTTTATATCACCAATGTTTAGATCTATATTTTCTGATGATACTATTGGAGATGAAATATATAAAATTATATTATTTTCTGTATTGTTAACTATACTAGTAATTCCCTCCGGAGATATTGATACTACAGCTCTTTCAACTAAAGTACTAATAGGAGATAGTATATTTTGAATAAAGGTAGATTTTTTTAATTTAAATTTCATATCATATCATATTCTTGGAGAATTTTGTGTTCATATATGTTTGAACCATTTTAGTTTCTAGTCTATTTATACCATTTGAAATCTCATTGATCTGCTTTCGCATTTCTTTGATATGTTGCTGAATTTCTTTGGTTTGCTTTCCTATATCATCTAAATCAGATTTAAATTGTTTTAATTCATTCATTTTAATATTATTCTACATACTTGCTAGTTTTGTTGTTAAAATATTTTTGCATGCTAGTCATTTTTTTGTTTATTTTACTTAGACTGGATGCTATATCAGCCATATATTTAATAATATCATCAATGTAATTAGTGGGTACTAATGTTGGTTGAGCAGGTGGTGGACTTGGTATAGCTGTAGGGTGGTTTGGGGATGCTGAGGTAGATGGAGATATCTGAGGTGAGAGAGCCTCGGTGGGAGGCGAGTTACGCTTCACCACCGAGGGAGTATTGACAAATTTTTTAACATCTATACGATTAGCGGGTCCGGACGATGTAGGGGTCAACATTGATTTATCTACCTTATTAAGGTTAGAACTTACCATTGCCGCCAATTGTGTTATTTCATCAATACTATTCATGATATTACACTCCTTCTGTAATAGATTATAAATCTTTTAATAGATCGTCTATTTCATCATCAGTAATAGCTACTTCCTCTGAAGTCTCCGGTACGGATGGACCCATAGGAATATCATCTTCATCTTCCACTGGTTTATCTATAGAGGATTCATCAACTACTGAGTGTGTAGATGTTTTTAATAGATGAACATCAATAATCTTTTTAATTTCTTCATTTGAGTGAACCATTATTATTTTACTGAGATCAAAGGTTGAATTGTATATTTCCTTTGATTTCTCATCAGTAATTCCTGGCAAGCTACCAGCTTTAATAAACTTACTACTTATATAGGTTGGATATCCACCCTCATTAGTTTCAACCTTAATTCTTAAATTATTACCATTTTTAGATAAATCGAATATACTAGGTCCAAAGTCTTCAGAATCATCTCCGCTAATGGCATCAGCAATAATCTTATGTAGTTGTTTACCGAATCGAATAATCTTTACTTGATTCTCAGTTTCCGGTGCAGTCGGGTTATTTACTACATAACAATTTACGAGCCATTGATTGTTTCTTTTTATGGTTTTAGCTAGCTCCTTTTCTCTTTCGCTTCCCTGATATAATTTAAATCGAAGCTCGTTGAGTGGGCATCGTTCACCGAATGTAATCGGACTTACTACTGATATATATTGACCGGTTGCAAGACTAGTCCATCCAAATGTTGTATATGGAAAGATTGTATTATCCGGGTCGTGTATATTAGGAAGAAGCCGAACTACATATGTGTTGTTTTTTGTGAATCTCAGAATATCCTTAAATCCTGAGTTTGTATTCTTTTTGTTTAGAGACTCTTTAATCTTCTCAAACATGGATGCTGTGTATGTACTATTCATTTCATTTTACCTTTCTTGTGGTTTGTGGTTTATTTATTATTAATAATATATGCTTCATAACATATATCAACATTATTTATTAGACTTTTGGATTATCTCCAGCCCTTTATTGATTAATAATTTTGCTTTGGAACTATTGTTAAATTTTAATATATTACTATAAAAGTCTGTGTAGAAATCTGGTATTAGTATGTCAATAATATCTCGGTCTATTTTTTCAATTATGCTCCTGATGTTTGTAAATCCAAACATTATAAAGGGATCAATATATCGATTCTTTATGTGAATAAGCCAGTCTGGATGCACTCCGTTAGATGAATGAATAGAATATTTTGCAACTGGTATTTTGGTATTAGTACAATAGTTTTTAATAAATTTTAAGCTTTGTTTGAGAAATTGTAGGTGATATATATTATCACACGGTAGTGATTGAAGAGCTTTTATATATAATGAATAGCATTTAACTGCTCTTAAAGTAGTGAAAAATTTTAAATCGAATGATTCCCCTGGATGTAGAGCAAAGGGTGCCTTGAAGAATAATTGTATATCTATCTCGGGATGCTGATTAAATATTCTCTCCAACTTAGTAGTATACGTATAGTATTCAGTTTCATTAAATTTAGAGAAGTCCTGGCGAAGTTTAAACGGTTTATTATGGGACGTTCGAGAGGTTATTAAATATGTATTATATATGAATTCTTGTTTTTTTGTTGTGGACATTTTGTTTCCAATATCTAATACTATCTTTAACTGCTTTACTTTTCGTTAAACTGGGATTATAATCAAAAATTAAACATAACGCAACACTAAAGTTTTCACATGAAAAATATTCACAAAATTCCTGTTGTATTATTGGATCCTTTATTATTTCCACAGCAAGAGCAACTTGATTAAGTTGTTTATTCTTTAAAATGGATATATAACTCCCGAATTTTAGCATGCATATATCCAGCTCCTTAGCTAACATGTCTGTGCGGGGATTGTGATCTAAGTGTTCTATTAAAGTTAGTACATTACTTTTATTGGACATGCAATTATTTATAATAATTTATAATAATCCAACTAGTTATATATTATTTAATGGTTTAGCCTTTAGGGATTTACTCATTTCTATAAAGCCTTCTGATGCCGGACAACCTCCCGCAGCTTCATGACCACCACCACCCCATGATTCACATAGTTTACCCACATTTAAATCACACGATTTATTTCTCCTTATATATACCTTATTGAGTTTGTGATTATATAAAATTACAACATCAGCCTGTTCTGAGATAAAGAATATATCTGATAAATCATTTATGTATTTATCTGCTAATAGTGAACATACTTTATATGATTTATCATCAATACAAATTTCTCCAACATATATTTCATTAATATTATTGTAATAGGTATTGAGAGAGTCTTGATATATTTTGATCATAGATTGCTGTTGAATAGAGAAACCGAAAAAGCCTCTTTTAAATATTTTACAAAAAGTGTTAAAATTATCTGTTAAGCTCCAATATACTGTATTCAGATTTTTACTTAATGGTGATTTGAGAGTGTATGAATCATAATCATCTGTTAGGGCTATTAAGGTCTTTTGTTGAGGCGTAAGTTGGGTACTGGGAAATTTAGCAGATAGGATTTTATATATGAGTTTGCAGGCGCTGGTATACTTTTTAACAAAGGCTTTTGCGTGTTTATATTCTGTTTTTTCGTGAGTAGAATGATGATCTATTATTATAAAATTTGAATTATCTACAAGATCCTCGTTACCACTTACATCTAAATCTAATATATAAATTCTTTCGTATTCATCGGGTTTGTGATTTAAGCACCAATTTAAATATATTTGACGAAATTCGTATGCGCTTCTAACAGGTACTATTTCAAATGGTATATTAGGATAGAACCACGTAGTAGTTAGATAAGATACTACCCCGTCTAGATCTAAATGGGTAAATATGCATGTTTTTTTATCAGTCATTCTGTAGTTCCTCTAATACTGTCTTTGCGGTGGATATATTATTATTTATAAACACATCTTCAGTTTCTGTTACATGTAATGTATCATAGTCTATTTTTAGACAAGTGCTACCGAAATTCGGACCGTATCTGTTTTTTTGCATGCCCATTCTCAATATTCCTAATTCTTTATCAGTGTCATCGGCCCATAAGCTCAATTGTACATCGGCTGTATGAGCTAGTCCCATGCTTTCACTAGTAGTTTCTAGACCTGGATCGGATTGATTATAACCAGACCTGTTAAGTTGGGTTGCACTCCAGACTGGTATACCACCAAAGCTATATGATAAACCCCTTAGATCTTCTGTAATAGATTTAATATCTATATATGAATTACCAGTGGTAATAACGGGTCTAAGAAGATTAATATAATCTACTATTATTAGGTCTGGCTTGAATTGTTTCTGCTGTACTAATTTGGTTAAATATGCTCTTAAAGTATTTACTGTGGCTGTTTTTGTAGGATATTCTTTTATTAATAGTTTACTACCTGGATGTATATTTTTATATTCTTTTACACTTTGAACTAAATTGTCTGAATGTTCTTTTAGCATTTTTAGAGGTATTTTTGTAATACAGCTACTCACTCTTTTTGCATACATTTGCTCAGACATTTCGAGAGTAAATATGACTATCTTTTTATTTTGAGCGAGTACATTACTCGCCAAATTAGTAAGCATTACACTTTTACCTACGTTTGTAGCGGCGCTAATTATATATAGAGATTTACCATCGTTTACTATTCCACCATCTAACATTTTATCCAACCATTTAAAACCAGTACTGAAAGTGGAATTTACTGTATTGAGAGTCTTAATATATTCATCAATTCGATCTATATAATCTAGTCCAAAGTTATCTATTAGAGTTATACCACAGGCATTTTCAAACAATTTTAATGTTTTAGATAAATCTACTTCTTTATTTTGCCCTATTGTATTTGCTGTATTTAATACTGCATTATATACAGCTTTTGTTTTGAGAAAATATTCAGTATTTTTTATAAGTTCATCTTCATTATATTCAGTGTCTAGCTTTTGAAACTCTAATAATAACTGCTTAAAATGTTGTTTTTCTTGATCGTTGGCTAATCTAGATTTTATCTCTGTAAGATTTGGTACTGTTTTGTGCTCATTGTAGAATTCTTTTATCTTAAATAGTATAGTTTTAATACATCCATTATCAAAATAAGATGGATTAATATGCTCTACAATTGTAGAAAAATATGTAGATCTTTTTATAGAATTATAGGTCAATATATATTCAAAGAAATTGAAATCGAAGTTCATATTATATCTTTAAATAATTATTAACACTTCGCACGCGTTCTTCCACTGTACCATCTATTGTGGTTACTAGATCCGGTATAAAGAGGCTAGCACACTGAATTATATTGTCAAATACACTGATTATATGTTTTCTAAACTCCGGTTCAGTACTCCGAAGTCCATCATTTACCATTTGTAGGGTTGGTGGTAGGTAGAATATCTTAGTGTATCTATTCATGAATTCTACATTTAATAAACCTTTAGCGTATTTCATTACAGTATCGCTAATATTGCCACTCTCATATAATATTTTAGTATATGTATATCCGTCTATTATACTTCTATCTAATACACACGGTTTAGTTGCTACAAGACGTTCAAGATGTTTATTTAGTATATAAAGCTGAGTCTCATCATTCCCTTGTTCGTTAATTTTATATCCTAACTGCTGTGCTTCTCGAGTCATACTAGTAATATACATGTACTTGCCAAAAATATCTTTATCTTGAAGAGCTTTTACTAAAGTAGTTTTTCCTGTACAATGGGATCCTGATATTGCATATCTTAAGTTATACGGTCGAGTGAATTGTCTGGTAAAGAATAATTTCCATGATAATAAACTGGTATATCTTAGTCGATCATATATAGTACCTAAATCACAATTTTTAATAGATGTTATAACTCTATATTTAATCGGGCCATCATCTACCTCAGAAGTCACTTTATGTATTATTGATCCACTTATAGGCAATTTAAGATCATATGCTTTTTGCTGAGGATTAAACCCCTTTAATTCTGGATATTGAACTACATCACCTGGGTGACCATTGTATATATTAAGTGTATTACATACTATTTCTGGAATTATTCGAAGCCAGCCGTGAAGAGTTACTAGAGTACAGTCTGATAGATATTTTAATAAAACGTATGGAGACTTGCTATCCTCTAGAGGAATATATATAAAGTCTGTCTGACTGGCTATTATTTTGAGATCATCACATAAATTTTCATATGGATTGGTACTTAATATTACGCTGGGGATAATATTAAGATCATTACATATTGTTGCAAGTTCTCTTCCAGTTTGAGATAATAAGGCTCCCCATTTCATGTTCCGTATCCTTTATTTACAAATTGTCTAAACATTTTAACATTATAGTAGATTGTTTTAAGCTGTTCAACACTAATATTTTTCTCTATTAGATCAACTAATTTTATAGAGTTCTTGGTTTTCAATCCATGTCTTGAATTATATTTAATTCCATGGATGCCGTGAACTATTGGACTGCTGGTATCTACGGACTCAAACATGTATTTGGTAAAGCCAAAGAGTCCGGCCATTTTTAATTCTTGGGGTAATGAGCAACCTAATAGGTGATATTTTTTATTTCTTGGAAGCGATATATCCTCTTCTAGTCTTTGAATAAAGAGGTTTCTCCCGATACAAAATCTTTCCCATTTGTTTAGCTTGTTTATGGGTTTATCTTCCGTTGACGATAAATAGTAACTATAATCAAAACTTATACCTATTTTTTCAATTGATTTTTTACTAGCTATAAATTGTATACATTCTTTTAGATCTTTATATGTTTTACCTTGTAAGACGGCAATTTTTCTTCCTGGTAAATCATTATAATTTTTTAACCAATTTTCTATACTATTACATGTTTCAATTGTATCTTCTAATGTATCAGGAATTATATATTCATCCGGCCTAAGTTCGTCTATATATTTTGCAAATTTAACATGATTAAAACTTTTTCCTAATTCAAATATTGAATTATCTAATAATACCCGTCTACCTATTTGTTTTTCCTGTAAATAAAAATGGTAGTATTGTGGATATAATTCAAATAAATGAACTAATGCATATGAGTAATCGTTAAAATTACGGGATTCTTCTAATAGGCTTATAGGTACTTCGTGGGATATTATCATATATTACTCTTCGGTTAAGGGTGATAGATCTATTTTATTATAACATAATTCTTTTTGCAACATGGGCTCTAGTTTTTCTATTATAGAGTTCCATACTTCTTCGTTGCTTTTCCATGTCTTAAAATATCCTAACTTTTTCTCACCGAGAGAATATGTAGATCCGTTCTGCTGTACTATATCATATCCAATTGCCATATCTAGCAAGCCTGCATATTTATATAATCCAGATTTAAAGTTTAAATATAATTCTGTTTCTAAGAAGGGTGGTATAAATCTATTTTTAACTGTAAGTGCTCGAAGGGTTACTCCACTAACTTTATTGGCCATAGGTATTTTTATATCATCATCATTTTTCTCATCATGCTTTTCATTACGAATAGCTAATTGTACTAAAAGACTGGCCAGATATAAGGGGCCTTTACCTCCCGATTGACTTTTAACTAGACTGGGAAACATAGCCATTGGATCGTCATAAATATGATTTGCAAATATTACAGATACACCAGCTTTAGCAGCCTTGTATGTAATTGTACGCATCATACTTTTTAATCCCTTAGCTCTTTGTCCTAGATCGCTTGCAGTTTTATCTTTAGCGGCATCAGTCATTTCTTTTTGGCTGGCAAGGTTGCCTAGGCTGTCGATTGCTACAATATATTTTCCATACGTTTTTTCACCACCAGCGATAACGTTATCTAGAAATTTAGATATTTGATTTCTACACTCTTCAATAGTTTCAACTGGGAGTATTTTAATACGCTCAGGATTGACACCTACGTTTTTGATTGTATTTTTATCTGTTGCAGCCTCTGTATCCCATATTAGACCCCAGTGATCTGAGCTGAGAGATTGAAAGTTTCCAATTATTTTATTGATAATAAGACTTTTTCCGCTTTGTGCTGGACCCACGAAGCCAGTGATTCTACCCTTAGGTATTCCCTTATATAAACTACCGGAGCATATTGCATTTAATGCATAGCTTCCGGTATCAATCCATTCATTTACAGTGCTTAGATTGTGATCACTAAGCGTAGCAAAATCTGGATTAAGTTTATCGAGTCCTTCAAATACTCCGGTAGTCATATATCTCCTTATTGTTCGTCAAATAACTTAATTACTTCAGGCGGCGAAGCCGGGGATTCATTAGGTGTAACTATATTACCTGTACCACTTTGGGGTAACACTAAGTTAGAGAACATCTGCTGATATTGAGCTTTAATTCTGAAGTCCAGTTCAAATCCAAGATTTTCCGTAATTGAATTACGGTTGAATAGCCATACTATACTTTCATCTTTAGCGGCCTGAAATTCTTTAAATATAATAGGGATCATTCTTAATTGGAGCTGATTGGTCTGTTGGTTTGGAACTATATCTAAAATAACTGGGTTTTTTACAGCTAATTTATCAGTTGTATTCTGATCGGGAACAGCTTCTCCTAAAATGGTTCGGCTTAGTGTATCTAAAAACATTATTGTGTTCATTTTTATTCTCCTTTGTTTGTTATGTTTAATATTAATGGGTTATATTTTATATCATATTGTTCGTCTAATAAACTAACGTTATACATATATACTTCTCGTCCCTCACGGGAGTCATGACACCATTTCATTCGATCATGATTACCCGAATGGATGTGTCCAAAAACTACATATTTTGGATTTTTCATTTTGATTTCATCCATGAGCCATTTATTTCCTAAATTTTCCGTTTCGTTATATTCTAAAATAGTATCTCCGTATCCATAAGGAGGGCAGTGTGATATTAATACATCTATATCGTTATCTATTTTAGAATAATATTCCTTTGCATATTCAGGACCTTTATTATTAGGAATATTAAATGCCCAATTACGAAGATGGGTGACCCATGGAGTACCATGAAATTTCACTCCGTCTAAAACTATATTACTATCTCTTAGATAAAATATATTATTAGGCAATTTTGATTTAAATTCATCCTCTGCTTGATCTTTAAATATATCCTGAAAATAGAAATCATGATTTCCGGCAATCAATATTTTATATTTAGCTGGAATAAGATTAAGATATGGAATGAAAGAATCCCAAAACCATTGTTTTTGAAGCCGTCCGCTACCCAATTCAAAATCTGGGAGTACATCTCCACCCATAACAAGAACATCACATTCTGGAATCTTATCGGCAAAATTTTTACCGTGAGTATCACTGACTGCTACTATTTTCATTTATATAATAATAATAACTTAACTGAATAATGCAAGTAGATTATTTGCATATGTTATATTAAAGTCTTGGATAGGCCATCCAATACAATCATATAATCGATCAACTGCGGGCCTAATAATCTTGTTAAACATTTTTACATAATCCGGTTTAATATTGAATTCCTCGGGTAGATTAGCTATATAACTTAAACACTTAATATCGTATTTATTAGCGTCACAATAAAACCATTTAATTTTATTTCCGGATGTAATAGATTCGTATTTATTATCTAATTTTAATATTTTAATTAAATTATTATAGTATATAGACCCCTTTACATGAGCGGGTGTACCTTTACCTATTCTAAACCCCTCACTACTATTTTCGTATTTACTGTAGTTATTAATACTAGATCTAAAGCAAATTTTATCTATATCTAAAGTTTTAAACTGTTCAAATATATCGTGATATATTTCATTTGTTTTGTTTATATCTCTAGTTTTAATTATAGTATTAATAACACTTCGTATAAGTACCTTTACTTCTTCAGATATTACACTCCGAGCAATCTCAACCCCCACAAACTTTAATTTATCACATGGTATACCCTCATCATCTAATATATGAAGAATATAGCGTTTCTTTTGCTGAAATATTCCTACATCGCATATCGCTTCTCTCTTAAATATAAATCTACTATTAATTGTGTTAAGTGTGCTTGTCGCCCAACTAGTAATATGGTTATTAAGATATTCACCCAATTCGTTTATTATATCATGAGATTGTTGAGATATATCATTACCATCAAGTAATTTGATATTAAGTTTATCCAATATTGGTTTAATAGTAATATAAACCGAATCTGTATCATTATATATAGTTAAATCGGTTGATATGTCGTATTTTTCTTTAGCAAATTGTCTTACTATTTCGCTTGATTGCTTTACAGTGGCTTGACCTGTGAGAGTAATACTACTAGCTGCATCGATATCATAGAATGGGCTATGTCTGTTCCCGAATGTACCGTATATACTATTCAGTAGAGTTTTGATAGCACGTTGAGACATATCAAGTTTTAATATTTCTCGTTCTAATTGTATACGCTCGTTTATACTATCAGTATCTTTATTGTTTTCATTTTGATTCTTAGCCATTAATTTATTTAATTGAGCTAGTTGACGCTTTTTACTCTTCATATTCTTTTGAATGCCTACTCGCTCTTTATAGAGGTTTTCGATCATTTCTGGACAAAATCCCATAGTCTTTTGAGAATATAATACTTTGGCTTTGCTAATACTGAGTTGTTCTTTTTTAATGAATGCGGTTAGCTTCTCTGGGGATAGTGTGTATTTTTCACCAGAAACTAGTTGGACTGTTATTCCATTGCTATTCTTGCTCAGTATTTTACCCACCTTGGTTTCTGGACTAATATTGAGAGTAATTATTGTGTTGGGATATAGACTATTTGCATCAAAACTTACTACTGACTCTTTTATACCTCTGCTTGGGTCTTTTACAAATCCCCCGGCGTAGTCGGATTTAATACTATGCTTAAACGTTGGTATTATTAATTTCTTCCTGCGAGCTTGTTGTGCCATTGCGCCTGTTACTATACTGATAGTACCAAGTGCTGCCTCAAAATTAGTCAGTCCTTTATATGCAATAGCTCTAACAAAGTTGATAAATTGAAGTTTATCATCAAGTTTTACTACAATTGAAACATCTTGGATGTTATAGTTAACAAAGGTTTCCCAGTCGCTGTCAGCCAACTTACTTAAATCTGTAGCATTATATTTGATTTTACCTTCACCAAGCTCTAATTCACCTATGAAGTTTAAATTATAGCTTTCTCTATCACCTCGAGAGAACTTTTTATATATATCTAAATAATCAATACAACTTACGCCGTTTATATACCATCTACCCATTTCCTTGCCGAAATCAGTTGGTATTCCTGGACGAAACCATATATTACCTACAGGGCTCAATTTAGAGGCTTCCTCTTCTCCAAGTAAAGCGGTTATTCGATTAATTATATATGGTATATCAAATCCGATAATATTCCACCCAGTAACAATGTCGTATTCTTCTGCTTGCCAGTGAGTTATAAATGAATTAAGTAGGGATTGTTCGCTATCACATTTAATATATATCACATCTGGATTTTTAGATATGTAGTTATTTTTTAATCCCCAAGAATAATACTTCTTTTTTATACTGTTATATATGGTGATAATATTAACTGGATGTTTTGCTTCTTCTGGTTTAGGAAATTCGTTAGCATATACTTCAATATCTATAAATCCGATCTTTAACTCATCTTTAGCAAAATCAGGAGAGTTATTTAAGTCGCTATAGTGATCAATTAGAAATTGTTGATCTGGCGCTATATTATAAAATAATCGTGATATTCCACCTTCATTGGCAAACTTGCGACGTTCATATTGATTTGTAAACTCTATCTTTTTAAGGTCTGTATTGTATATACTTTTTCCGTCTTTACCATTTCGAGATTCTACATATAGATATGGCTTAAATGGAATTTTTTCATATATTCGATCTCCTGATTTATTCCATTTCCATAGATGAATAGCTCTCGCTCTACTATCATAATATACATGCCTATAACTCATATTATTATGGTATTATATAAACAGTAAGAATTCAATTATATAATTTCGGGATTTAATCTTTTTAGCGCTGGACGAGGTTCGTTAGCTGATTTAAAATACATTTCACAGTGTTCGTCTATTCTGTCTTCTAGCCACATGGAATCAGCGTATTTACGGACCTTTTTACACATGTTAATGTATTGACTCTGGTCTTTGAGTAGATACTCTATTTGAGATATCATTTCTTCTCCAGTTTTAAATTTGATGGGGCAGTCTTTGTATGTCACCATGTCTTGACATATTGCTGGAATTCCCAACATTGCAGGTTCGAGATATTTAATATTACTTTTTGCTCTATTAAATTCACAATCTATTAATGGTGCGATTACACAGTTTACGTCTAAGTTATCTATACCAACTGGATATTCAAGAATGGGGCTCCAGTTTACATATTCCATTATACCTCTATCAATAAACGGTTTAACTTTAAGAGGAAAACCACCCATAAATACCCACTTAAACTTATTTCTAGTTGATATAATATAATCTACTACGTGTGCAAAATCATCTATTTGATTCGTTTTGTTTTGAATGTCAAAATGAGTACCAGATCCACAATAACCTATTCTGGGTCGTTTTTTATGAATATTATATCGTTTACCCAGTTTATTAATGTCATATAACCTATCTCCCCAATACCGAGGAGGGTAGTTAGGTATTACTCTAATATTACTGTTACCTGTTTTCTTGATATAATATTGTTTCATGTATTCGCATGTAACAGTGATTTCATCTGCAATATTCATCATTTCTAATACACTGGCTACTATTCGATCATCTAAAAATGCTTCCTTACATCTATTAAAGTCTGGAATATCATCTTTAAAAATAATATCATCTACTTCGTATACTACTTTACCTCCAGTATCATTCATTACCTTTTTAACACACTTAAAAAAATCAAGCTGCTGTGGTGTAGCTTGACGTTGAAACTTAACGCATTTTAGGCCGTTTTTGTAATAGTTAGCATCACCGATCATACTGGTCATTCCCATGATAACACCTTTTTGGTATCCGTTTATCACAGTTTCTGGCCAAATCATTCTCCAGAAGCCACATCCACCATAATCAGCATGGTAGTTTAAGGCCCTGGGTAGACCGTGACCCGGAAGAGGTATCGGGGGAGGAGTAAAGTTGTGAATTACAGGGATTATTTTGTTAATTACCGGTTGAGATCCAGGAATACCTGGGACTGAGAGACCTAGGGTCGCCGGCTCATATCTGATGGATGGTTTATTATCAGATGTTATTTGACAATTATGTTGATTTTTAAATTTTAGCATGTATATTATTATATATATTAATTTGTTAAAAATCAACGGCTATGAAGAAGATAATTTTTAAGAACATAAGAGTGTGTAATTTTTTATCTATTGGATCTAGAGAGATTAAATTAGATTTTACTCCTGGTATAAATTTAATAACTGGTATAAATTTAGATAAAGAAGATACTGGAAACGGGAGTGGTAAATCAAGCTTAGTCAATTCTATATATTTTGCTTTATATGGCAGAACTTTGAAGGATTTAAAGGTAGATAAAATTCCTAATAGTTTTACTAGAGGACCATGTCGGGTGACTCTGGATTTTGATGTATGTCATAATAATAATTTTACTTCTTATTCGGTTATTAGATCTCTCCGCCCTACTAAATTAAAAATATTAAGGGATGGGGAGGATATTACTAAGAGTACTATTATTCAGACTACCGAGTTATTGCAGGATATTATTAGTTGCTCTAGTACGGTTTTTGAAAATAGTATAGTAATGGATGCTAATAGTGCTACCAATTTTATGTCCCAGAAGAAGGTAGAAAAGCGTAAATTCTTAGAGGGTATTTTAAATCTTACAATATTTGGTGAGATGTTGAGTATTGCTCGAGCTGATTATAATGATGCACGATATCAGTTTGATATAGAAAACGCAAAGCTTCAGTCTGAGGTTTCAGCTCTTGATAATTATAGGAAACAATTAGACAGACAGAAGAGCGTAAGGGACGAGAGACGTGAGGAATTACAGGGTAGAATTAATGAGATATCTAAGGAGATGGAGTCTTTAAGTAGTAACATTAAAAGCATTCCATCTGATGAAGAGTTGGGGGTTATAAAATCTAAATGTAGTAAATTGGATGATGCTCTGTCTACCAATCGATTAAATTATAAGAAGTTAATCAAGTTGGAGGCTGAGGTGAATCAGTCCAAGAAGCATTTGATGGAGAGGCTTGATAAGTTAATTAATTTACCTAATGAGTGTGTGGAGTGTGGTCGTTCATTTTCTGACGAGGATCGAAGGGTGGTGGGGGATGAGTGCGCGAAGATGAGGGTTGATATATCGGATATCACTAATAAAATTTCGGACGTTAGGAATCAAATTGGTGTAATTGAGGATCAATATAAAAAAATAGAACAGGGTAAGTTGTTATTATCTCAAAAGCAGAATAATATTAAGGCCTCTGAGAAGCATAATGAAACCGTTAATTGGCGAATTATGCAATTATCTAAAACTCTTGATACTTTGCATAAGGATTTGATTGCAGTTGATAGGGACGATTCTGGGTTGACGGATACTATATCTAGTATATCTAAAAAGGTAGATGGTATACGGGAGACGGTCAACCGGTTGAATGTTAAGATGGATATATTAAAATCTTCTAAATTTATTTTATCAGAAGAGGGTATTCGTAGCTTTATAGTTAAGAGAATTTTACGAATACTTAATAGTAAGTTGAATATGTATTTAGCCAAGTTAGATGCTAATACTAGATGTGAATTTAATGAATACTTTGAGGAGTCTCTTTGGGATATATCTGGTAATGAGAGAAGTTATTATAATTTTAGCAATGGGGAACAGCGCCGAATAGACTTGGCTATTCTTTTTGCATTTCAAGATATTCGTCGTTTACAGGCTGATGTGGATATGAATATTAGTATATATGACGAACTGTTGGATAGTAGTTTGGATAGGAGGGGGTCAGAGCTGGTGATTGCTTTGTTAAAAGAGCGGGCTGATAAAAATAAGGAGTGTGTATATATAGTTAGTCATCGTAAGGAAGCTCAATCTAGTTATACTAATAAAGTTGTTACGTTACAGAAGAAGAATGGTATAACTACTCTGGTAGACTAGAGATTGCCCAAAAAATCTTTAAAGCTGTCGAATGTTTTAGATGAAGTATTTTTAATAGCTTCATATTCATTTGACTTTTTAATAAATGCACTATTTGCTTCATGTTCACCCATTTTTTTACCTATTTGAGTGGGTAACCATTCATTCAATCTATGTTGTAGTTCTTCTAATATAACCGACTTATTGTTTCTTGCAAAAGAAAACCATGATGCTTCAGCACATGGATGAATTTTGCCAGCTTTATTGTTTATATTAAATTAATTTGCTAAAAAGCAAGAAAATTTAGCTGGTTAGCATAAATAATTATAGGTATAAACAACATATATCTTTCGGTATATGGATGAGGTGAAAGCCTAGAAGATATAAAACCAAACGTTTTGGTACCCTGAAGAGGTTAATCTGTGGCAGTGAATCCACCTTGAGCGCCTTAAAGCTCTAAACTGAAGCCAGTGCGCTTTAGCCACTGGTTGTTCACTCATTGTATTAATACTCCTTGTACGGCCTTTTATTATATTTATATATTCTAAATATTTGAATGAAGAGGAAGTATAGGAGATTGCTTAATCGATCTGGATTAGAGAAATGTGAGATATGTGGTAGAGAGGGAATTTTAGTACAGCATCATATCCGTGGTAGGAATATCCCTAATGCCAATCATCCGAGCAATTTAGCTAACATATGTCCCAACTGTCATGCTGATATACATAATGGTATTATTATATTAGAAGACTGGGTGATGACCACCGGTGGATATGAATTATTATATCATCATTACAAAGAACCTAGTTTAACTGGTAATGATGCTAAGCCTTGGTTAATTTAAGTTGGTTATATCTATTGAATGTCTTATAGCTTGCCACATATCAAGGTATTTATATGTAGCTAGTCTCCCGGTGAATATAACATTTTTTTCATCTTTAGCAAGATTAGCATATTTTTGATATATTTCTTTACCTGAGCCAAACGGTATTGGATAGAAGGGTATATTATTGTTATCATGTTCAATGGGATATTCTTCAGTAATAATAGTGCTGCCGGAGTGATTATAGGTGAAATAGCTATGATCGTATACTCTAGTATATGGAATATTTTTTATATTTTGATTTATTATAAATGTATTCATTTTTTCTTTATTTTGTTTATGTTTAAAATTTAGTGATCTATAGGGTAATCTACCGTACTGAAGGTTAAAGTATTCATCTATTTTACCGGTATATACTAATAAGTCACATTTTACATTTTTCCACTCGTTATTATCAACGCATAGGTTGTATTTAATACCGTCTAACATATTAGTCATCATATTAGTATAGCCGTATTTAGGTATACATTGATACTTTTGACCTTCAAACCAGGTGGGATCTTCATGTTTTGCTACTTTAGGTATTCTGTTAATAATTTCTGTGGGTATTTGATTAAATTTTACTCCCCATTGTTTTTCTGAATATCCCACAAATATATATTTTAAAATTTCATCTTCTGATAATTCCCTACCAATTTCCTTTATAGTTTTTTTACTATATGGAAGCGACAGTAGTCCCAGTTTAGTATTACCCTTCGGCTTAAGTTGAAATGGGATCCACTCAGTATATCTACTAAGTAGTAAATATACCTCTTCATCATCAGTGTGAAATATATGTGGGCCATATAGATGAACTAAAGTATTCTTTATTTTTTCATCATAACAATTACCACCTATATGTGATCTATTTTCAAAAATTTCTATATTATGTCCTTGTTCTTTAAGTTTTATAGCACATACAATACCCGATAAGCCGCAGCCAATAATATTAATTTTCATATCGTTTGTATTAACCGATTTATTTCAACCAAAGCACTGTCGCGTGATAAGCATATGTTGTCTAATTTTCTTTGGTTATGAATGATATATTTTTGTAGTTCTTTATCTTTTTCGATTCTTTCATAGTTAATTAATAAATCAGAAAGATCGCGCTTTACTGGTATGAAGTTTTCCCATGGTTTAAGGTACCTATAAAACCATTCATACCACGGACGCGATACTATAAATACAATGCGTTTTGATGACAGTAGATATTTAAGTCTACCTGAATAACCGACACCTTCTACGTCTATTAAATATTTCCATTTTTTTATCTGTTCTTCGTAATTCAAGTATTGTCCACCTATAATACAATCTGTGTTAATTCTGTCCCAGATGTTAGATCTTATATCAAGTGTATCTGTATTAGATTGTCCTAATTTATATAATGTCTTTCGAGTTGTAATACTATCTGTACCTGCCCCAATCCACCCTATCTTATTAGTCTCGGGAGTTACGTCGATTTTATTAATTAATGAGCGAACGTCTTCATAGTCCTTATATCCCACATGGCGATAGCAGTCATAGTTAAAGTCAGGGAATGTTTCGTTAAAATTTTGAGTAGTAGTTGAATATTTGAAGGTTTTAGCGCTACCTATATCATATGGTGAGTCATCTACATTAACGATAAATTCAATTTGTTTTCTAATTTTAAATTTGTCAATGGTGCTTCTTATGAGTTTAATAGTACTTAAGCATCTGTCTTCATATCCATTTTCAATAAAGTAGCGCTGGTTGCTATTATTTAGCATGCATTTTACATACTGTATATTCATATTATTGTACTTTCATTATGTATTAATTGATTCAATCAATTGTATATATCTATCAACCACCACGTTCCAGTCAAATTTACTAAGTACGTATTCCCTGATTTTGTCGCGCATATTAATAGAAATTCGTTTATTCTCGTCTATTACATTTCTGATATATTGTTTGTCTGATATTTTATTTTCAGGTATTACTGCAATAAATGGTTGATCTACGTCTAAGTTTTGGCATGCGTATTCCGATAGCACTAATCCTAGACCTGCACACATGGCTTCCATGCAAACTAGCGGATGTCCCTCACCGTCGCTTAGTAGTACTAAATTTGCATAATCCGTCAGCTTAGTATAAATCTCTTCCTTAAATAGCGTACCTTTGTAGTATTGTAAAAATCTATCCATCGTAGAGTCTTTTCGGACGCCATAGAAATCTATGTCCTGTGATATATCTTCAAGTATATATTGTCTTTTGCGAAACTCAACTGATGCTAAATATATTGATTTATTGGAATTACAAGTGCTGGAATATTTAATTTTTTCCTTATTGACTCCATTATATGATAGGAAGAGTCTTTTTTCATCAAAACCTGCGTCTCTATATACTTTCATTGCTTCTGGAGATAGACAAAATATATTACCTGAATACGAAAGAAATTTTTGAAATATATATGGATACGGTCTGAATACCGGGTGATATTTTGGTCGATCTAGATATCCATAGTGAGATGTGACAGCCTGTTTTTTGCAGTTTATATATTTCATTACATCGATATGTTGATCGTGATGCAGGTGTACGAAATCCGGTGAAAACTCGTTTACATTTTTTACTATAGTACTAAAATCTTTTGTATTAGTAATCAATACCTTGTGACCCTTGTTTTTTAGAGTGTTAGCTACGTCCCATATTAATATTTCCGTTGCTCCCCAGCCTCTGGGTGGTATTTCTATTTCCCCTGGTCCTATTAGTGCTATTTTCATTGTTTTAATAAATCCCTATCAAATGGTATGTTATAATAATCCTTGACATAGTGCATTAACGACTCTCCGTTAAATTCGTGATCTGGGTCTGGCGCTCTTCTGGTTTTTTCGCTATGATTAAGCGATGGACCGTAGTTGAGACCTATCATTAAAAAAGTTGATGTTAAAAAGCAATCGGTATAACAAAATCTATTTTCTATATTTTTCATAATATATTCATAGTCATAATTTCTGAAGAAATTATCTATTGCCTTGACTAGAGACGATTTCTTTAAAATAGTACCCCCACACCCACCGTATCCCACATCACTTACGGATATATTATTTTTTGCTTTTATATATTTTGCCATAGAGTATAATCCTCCTCGCATACCGTGAGGCCCGGCAATATCAGTACTCCATCTCTTATATATAGGTCCTCTTAATATTAAATCGTCCTCAGCGAAAAGTATAATCTCTGTAGATGTTAATCTGCAGGTAGTCTTTAATCTTGCACAAAATGATACATAGTTATCATAGTTCAATAATAGAGGAGACGTATCTCCGGGTCTCATACTAAATGTGGATTTAATATGATGTATATATGTTATATTTTTAAAATATTCAACTAAATCATTATAGTCATCACCATTGTCAGAATGGAGAAATATCTGTACCTTTGGATAGTATAATCTTATTGATTCAATACATTTAAAGGTGGCGTATTTTTGCTTATAACAATTTAAAAATACACAGAACTCGTTATCTTGTAATATTTCTGTCATAAATTATCCTCTATATTCATGTAGATAATATATCATTTAGTTTACTGTATCTATTATATTGATGTATGATGGAGGGTAGTAAATTGTTGTAGTATATTTTATTGTCTCGTATAGTAATGGCTTCAAATATGTTATTCAGTTCAACGTCTTGCGCCAGGTGTGCACATGTGTTGTTTGGCATTAAATGTAGTGTGACGTTTCGCCAGTCGAAGAAATAGTTATTATAGCAGTATGTAGCTACTGCTTGATCTGATTGTTTTGCGCCACTTTTTATTATTATGCTTTGCAATTCATTTACAAATAGTTTTAGATATAGTAGTATATCGCTATGTTTAATTATTATGACACCGTTATTTATTATTGGCTTATCATAATCTATAGAGAGTTGCTTGTATCCGTAGCATTGAGCATACCAGAGTGCATTTGTTATACACTGTCCGATTTTGAGTTTTTCTGCAAAAAGGTTTATGTCGTTTAATTCGGTCTTAAATGGATCGCTCTGTACATATACGTCATTAATATCACTGAGTAATATATAATCGTATTGATCTTTTAGATGATACTTAATATACAGATATATAATAAAATATTTTACATTATATATTGATAGACTAGTATTAATTTTGTATTTTATATAATAGCTTGAATAGTCAACTAGCTTTACGTTGGGATAGAATTTTTTTATATTATCTATTATGTCGGTTCCTACGTCTTTGTATAAAACGTGTATATCGGTATGAATTTTTGCTATAGAACTTATAAAGACTTTTATGTTAGTAAAGTCTTTATATCCACTCATCAGAGCTATTGTTAAATTTTTCATAGTACCTTTCTGGCGTATGTAGCTTTTAGTCTCTCTAACGATTCAATTACTTTGGGCTCATCAGTCGGTGGTATTTGAGTTGGAACACATCCGTATTTACGCGTGAATATTCCAATGGCATTTTGCATATTCTGTTGCCATTTTACTACGTCTTTACGAATTTCACTACCTTCAAAATTTTGTTTTATATCAGATATGTCTATATGACTGTTGTGTGCATCTGCGAACCACCAGAATGGTGGATGTAGACCAGCCTTTATAATGTCGTACGTGTGAGCTACGTGCTCGAACGCATTTATAAATCTTTCATCCATGTAGCCTACGTTCTTAATTACACCTTTATGATAATAGCTAAATGCACCTAGAATGTTGTGATAAAAATCAACTGTAATGCTATCTTCATATTCAATTTGGTTTTTAATGTTAATTGCACCAGTTTGTGGATCTCTATTATAAGATCCGTGACCACCATAGTTCAAATGCCATATACCCGAAACCTCTGCTGTTTTAATATATTTTATGAAGATATCTGGATTATTAATTTTTATATCATCCTCTATTAAAAATAGATGATCACATCCATCTTGAATGAGGTATCTTAAAGCCTCGTTTTTACTTACCCCTACGCTCTTGTTTTTAGTATGTTGAATTATTTCTGTTATATTAGATGTATAAACATCTGGGGCATAGGGTGCGCCATCATTTACAACTACCAGGGTATCAACTGAGGGGATAGACTTGATACATTCCTTGAAGAATGAATCACGATTGCATGTTATAACACCTACTCCTATTTTATTTTTCATCATGATACCTTTTTGTATGTTTCTATTATATATGTCTCTACCTCTGATTTATAGGGTATGTCGATGTTTTCAATGTACTCATGGATACTTTTTACTGTATCTACTCCGGTTATATTTAAATCATCACCTGGAGATATATCAGCTGAATCGGTTATATAGTCAATTTTTATATCTAATGGATTTAGTATTTTCAGTTTTTCAGTTATGGCAATTAGAGCGTCAGGATTTACTTTTATATCTACAATTATTTTTATCCAATTATTGGGAATGATTTGTTTAATATCGTTAGTTAATCCGTTCTTTTTAATGTCTGATACATATATTTTTTTATGTTTTGGAGATATAGTATTCTCGTAAAATTTATATGAGTTGTCTGTAACGTCTATAATATAGTATCCCTTATCGGAGCTGTAGTCTCCCCAGTACAATTCAAAAGCACAGCCGGTGTATAATATTGTTTTATTATTAAACGTCCGTTCGTCCTTCCCATGGAAGTGACCTGAGATGGTTAGATCAGCTTTATCGAGTATGTTAATGGGGCTTAATCCGGATTCACATACTCTTTCTTTGGTCATATTGAACCCTTGAATTTCAAAATGACCGAATATTATATCACTCTTTGGTAGATTGGATGGATCTGACGCCCACGGGCAGAATGATATGGTTTTACCGAAGAATTTATCCGAGTATATGGAGTCTACAACTGTAATATTGTCCCAGTTTTTAAGCATTTCTAAGCTGTGTACATCACTACGCTCCTTGTAATAACTGTCGTGATTCCCTACAACAATTATAATGTTAAATTGCTTCAGTGATTCAAACATCCTGGATACTACTGATAGAGTGGCTACGTTAACCTCATTTCGTTCATGAAGTATATCTCCTGGAATGATGATATCCGCTATATCATGTTTAATGCACTCTTGCTTAAACCACTCACTCCACGATATTAATATATCGTGCCACTGAGTACTGTTTTGATGGACGCCCGCGTGTATGTCGCTGACTACTGCAACTTTAGGTTTTAGTATTTTCATGTATCTGTCGATCCTCTGGAGTTGCTTCCTGTATCTATTCCCTTTTGTAGTAGATTCTGATACACATCTTCTTGATATTTTGATATAGCTTCTCGATTGCGCGCTTCTATTTTAATTCTATTAATAAATGCATTTTCGGCAATCTTTGTAAAATATAAAAACGCATTACCCTTTTTACCATTTTTTCCTATCTTATCAGGATTGTATTTATATACCCTATTATTTAAAGCGAATATCATTCGTTCTATTGCATCACCAACCATTTCCTCACGAAAGCTGTAGTTGACAAAATTGGGTCTATAACTAAGCCTATTGGCTATTTTATATACCCCTTCACAAAGTTCATCCGTTAATATACCCTCCTTGTAGTAGTTTTCTATTTGAGCCTCAAATTCCACTGGCCTGACGTAGTGCTTATTTTTATTCCCTCGAGCATTTAAATCATCGTCAATCGTGCTGGTGACATTAGCCCCCTCGATTTCTTCATTTTCACCTTCTTCGTTTTCTTCATTTTCTTCATCTTCACCATTATCTTCATTTTCTATTAAGTGGTGGAGTGTTCCCGGTAAACTCGGAAGATCCTGAGATCTCTCAAACTCATCAATATATTCCTCCTCATTTAATGTGTCATCAGCTTCCAATATACTATAATCATCATCGTCATAATTACTCTTTTTGAATCTCTTCCTAGCCACTTTTCGGCTCGGTGATTTGTTTAATTTTATACTTGATTTTTTCTTTCTCATAAAGGGATATCCTCCTTGTGTGATGTCGTTCACTGTATTTTAAGTTATCAGATATATCAAATATAACTAATCTCTTTTTATCATTATGCAACCGGAGACCTCTTCCTATACTTTGAACGATTTTTACCTTGGCCTTACCTCCAGCTGCGAAAAATATGTAATGTAAATTTTTTATGTTTATTCCTGTACTGAATATTGACGATATAGCTATACATATAGAATTATTATTCTGCTCTAATATAGTCTTTATTCGCTCTCTCTCTATAGTATCAACAGCTCCCTTAATATAAAACGTTGATTTACCGGGTATACCGCTCAGGTTATTGAATAGTATTTCACCATGCTCTATCCTGTCTACTAGAATTAATATGTTATTATCACATTTAGCTGATATTTTATTTATAATGTTGGTTCTAAATGTATTATGCATTAAGAAGTCTTTTTCTGCGACATATTGGCTGGTGAGACTTGACGGATTAGATGGTTCTGGACGAGATCTATATTTGATTTTTAATATTTGAACGATTACATCGGATATGTATTTTTGATTTCTCAATTCTATACTCTTCTTCTCCATTATAACCGGACCTATCAGACCCTTTACTGTCCATCTATCCAGTGGATCTTCCGGCATTGTGCCAGTAAATCCGAATCGGTAATTTGTTTTGAACTTTTTTATTAACTTGTTTATTTTGTTAGAATGACGCAGAGTATGGACTTCATCTACCATCAGGACGTCGGCGTCTGTAAGCCATGTAGTGTCTTGTATTTTGCTTAATGCTATATTGGATCCTACTATTATTACATTACATTCTTTATCAGGTAGATGTTCTCCCGTCCACCACGTTAGAGTCCATCTCGGATTATAGGATATAAATTCGTCGTATGTTTGTTTTGCTAGATGGGTTGGCAGTAATAGCACTATCTTTTTAAATTTATTATTAGCAATTAGTGTGGATATAAGGGAGCTCATTATTATAGTCTTACCGCCAGCTGTTGCTATCACAGAGATACCTCTACCTCTCTCCATACACATCTTCACCGCTTCCTCCTGGTAGGGTCTAAGAGTGTATGACGAGGTGTTTATAACATCATCTCCAGCGTTCAGCTTGGGTGATATTTTACGCTTTATTGGTGAAGTTATCTGTATTGTTCCGTCTGGATCAATTTGACGTATTTTCTTGTATATATCTGGTACTAGCCCTACTTCAAATCTACCAGATGGGGTTATTGCAAACTTGCGAATAGATATAAAACTACCTCTTATTTTTCTTGCAATTTTGGCTCCTACATCTTCTACGCTAAACTGCTCCCTGATGAGGTCCAGGTTATTGCTAATTAAGATAGCAACGTTTTTTTTGGCGTCATAATCTATGATATAAGAACTCATTGTATTATGATGACTCCAGTTTGATTATATCTGCCAGGTTGCGAATATCGTATGTCATGCTTCGGGTTATTACCTCTACTTTAGTTAGATATTCGATTATAGTTTCGAGTTGAGATATCTGTTTATCTATTTTAACTATTGCTGATTGTTTAGTTGCAGCCTCGTCTTTTAATTTATTGGGTAGCTGAATTGGAGGAGCGGCTTGCCCTCTGAGTCTCTCAACCGCTAGTCGTCGAATGGATTGAAGCTTTTTTAAATCACTTTTAGCCTGAATAAGTCGTGCTACCCATTTGTGTTTAATGGCTGGTAGTCTCATCTGAACCTCCTTGATGTTTATTTCATCAAGAGCAATATCCAGTTCGATTTCTTTTTTATATTTTTCAAATATATCTACTTCAGGATTATTCATAATGATATTATGTATTATATAATTAATATTGCAACTTGATGTTATGCGGGCTTTGGTATAAATATTATTATGAATTTCAGGGACATGTTTAATTTAATTATAGGTGAGGATAATACAGCCGGGGGTGGGGACGTATTTGGTCCTGGTTCTGTTAATACTGGACAATCGATGCAGGGAGATAATATATATAATCCGGGAGATTACCGGTTGGCGACTGGGCGCGGCGTTGTGTCGAGGCGAGGGGCTGTTGGAGGTAGGAGGAAGCGTCGTGGTGATCGTGGGCGGAGGAGATCGAAGAATCGAAGGAGAGTTAAGTGAATTTAGGTCATTGGAGTGGTGCTCCTCCGCTATCGGGTGATGATATGCCATACGGCTTCGTATATCTAATCACTAATAAATTGAACGGTAGGAAGTATATCGGTAAAAAGCAGGTATTGACTGTTAGGAAGCGGCCCCCTCTTAAGGGTAGGAGAAACAGGCGACTTAGTGTTGTGGAGACCGATTGGAGAGAGTATACATCATCATCGAATGAGGTTAATGGTGATATAAAAGCTTTTGGTAAGGACAATTTTATCTTTGAAATATTAAGATGGTGTAGTAATAAGGCGGAGCTGGGATACTTTGAAGCTAAGGAGCAGTTTGATAGAGATGTACTATTAAGGGAGGATTATTATAACGGAATAGTGAATCTTCGACTTTCTCGCTTTACTCCTGGAAAGAAACTTATAAATATAAAAAATGAATACAAATAAGAAGTCTTTATGTATATACTGCGGTCTGCCTACGTACGGCAGGGGGTGTAAATTTGCTCCACACGGAATACATGTTCATCCAACTCCCGATAAATGTATGTATTGCGGACTTAAGTCCATTGGTAGGGGGTGTAAGTTTGCTCCTGGTGGCATACACGTCAGGTTTAGTGATTTTGGCTTTATACAGCGTGAAGATATAAATACTGGATTTATAATAGGTTATATACTTAATGAACTATCTATTCCAATAATTAATCATCCTGCGTATAAGATTGGTTTAATAAATGAAGAGGGTAAATTATTAAGAGTACCATCAACTGATCAGGAGAAGCAGGTATATACTCCAATTGATTCACTAATAATAGATCTCAAGAGAAGATTTAAGAGACCCATTGATTTAACTGTTAATGAATCACTATTTAAGTGTTCAATGAATGAAGCTGATAAATTTAATCCACAGCAATATTCCGATGAAATTGATTTTAAATCAGCTATTGAACATATAGCCGAGCAATTCTATAATATAATTGAACTTTACAGTGATAAGCTGTCAAAAGAAAAAATGGATCAATATATTACAGAAAGCTTTATTAACAATGGACAATCCAACAATCGTTGATTTCACTGAAATAGTGAGAACGGCTATAGATTCATCTAATCGAGATGCTGACTTGTATAATATTAGTATAAAATCTAAATATTATATGAGATTGTTATATCATTATACATTTAAATGTATATTCGATATTAAAAAATCTAACATAAATACCATATTTACATTAGATAATATTGACGATATAATTATTCTTCCGGACAATATTAAAACTAAATATATTAAATTTCTTAAATCTCTCCAACGATATATACCATCTATTATAATTACTAATTATACCGGTACATACCAATGTCCAAATCTCTTTAATATTTTAACAAATTTATCCGAGAAATCAACTAAGAAAAATAAAAATTTTTACAGTCTTAGGAAGTTTTGTGACCACCATGGATTAGTGGATATATTAAATGTATATATTGAGGATTTAAACATTAGATACATCTTAGGCGCCTAATTATATCAACTTAGACAGATCAATCGGTTTTCCCAGCTGATGAATATAAATAATTACATGAATAAATTTAATACACTTTTTAATCGCATTTTATCAGAAGCCGGACTAGCTGCAGGTGGTGATCCCGGTGCTACTATTGGTAAAGGATTTACTGAACTAACACAAGGAATACAAAATACAGCCCAAGCTCAGATTGAGGTACTAACAAAGCAGAGTGATCAGCTTAAAAAGCAGCTGGAGGCTATACTAGCGCAAATTGCACAGTTGCAGAAGGCCGCCACTACTCAACCCACTACTAATACTCAATCCACTACAACTCCCACATCTACACCCACTTCTGTCACCACTGGAGTTACACCAGCTATACAATAAAGGAGCTATAATGATAATAACACCATTTAACAGGCAACTAATAGATGAATTTAAGAGAGTAAATAGTACTAAATTCGATGAAGCATATGATCAATACGTCAGAATAATTGAACAGGGTGCCCCACCTCCAGACGCAGCTGCCTCTACACCACCTCCACCGCCCCCCGACATGGGTGGTGCTCCAGCAATGCCGCCCGACGCCGGTGGTGCGCCACCACCTCCCGAGGTAGTGCCTAATAAATCATATCCTGAAATATTGGAAATTATAGCAAAGGCACTAACTCTTAATTTGAATCAATCACCATCCGACGCATCACCTGAAAATGTAAAAAATATTGAACATCTCAAGGACTTCGTAGGTGAAGTATTAGAGGGAAGTAAAGTAAAGCAAATGGATAATTCAAAAGCACTTCGCATGTTGGATTTGGTAAGGCGCAGTATTAATAGTGTAGTGGGTGGGATCGAGGAGATTTAGTGAATTTCAGTGAATACATCGAATTAATTAACGAAGGCGGCGCTGCTGGTCATATGGCTCACCCCTTTGATATACAGACTGTGCGATCAGGTAAAAATTTAATAGAAGTATTTGAAAAAACTGTTAATAGTATAAGAGTTAATCCTCCAGCGGTTAAGATAGACGGTGTAAATGCATCAATTAGATTGGTTGATATTGATGGAATTAAGCAGTTCGTGATCGATCGTGGTAGTAAAAAGGACTTAGATGTTCGTGGAGTTACAGAAGGTGACCTATTGGCCAGATTCGGTCCAGGTCATGGAATGATTCAGATAGGAACGGAAGTATTACGTATATTTAATGAATCTATGAATTCCATTATTACAGAGCTAAAAGACTTAGGTGTGTGGAAGAATTCTAATATTATGTTTAACATGGAATATGTTGCTGGTAAGACTAACGTTCAGCAATACAATAAAAAATTTCTAGCAATACACGGTCTATTACAGATATCCACGGAGGCAGTTCAGGGAAAGCGATCAATGCTAATTAATAGAGTAACTAGAGAGATAAATTATAAAGAAAAGGTGATGGAATCTTTAATTAATAAGATATCTCCTATTGCGAGAAAATATGGGTTCGAGATATACGGATCAATTCCCGCGAGCTTGAGTGCATCCCCTGATTTTACTTCGGTGCTAGGTAAAATATATACTATTAATTTTTCCGATAGACAAGAATCTCGTACTCTGAGACAGTGGCTGATGGGGATTAGAAGTATACCTAAAAATTCTACAGTAGATATGATAGTAGATGGTGTTAAGAAGACATTAGGTGCAGTCAGTAAGCAAGTATACTTTTCCGTTATTGGTGGTGAAGTTGTGGATAACATAGTCGTAAATTCCAATCAAGTTAATACTGCTATTGATGGTGCGATTACTTATCTAGCAACAGAAAAAATGGGAGATGCTATATTAGATTGTCTAGATTCACCATTAGGTAAAGTAAGTGAACACGAAGGCATTGTAATTAGAGACAGTAAAATATCATCAAGACCATTCAAAATAACCGGTAGGTTTATTACGACAGGAGTTGAATCTCAATTTAGGAAATAATATGAGTTTAAGTAAGACTTATGAACAATTACAGGGCGCTGGTCGCACGTTTATTACTTTAGCAGAAGTGTATGACACTATGTCCCTTAAGCCTCTATCAGAAGAAGTAGATGTATTGATGCAACACAAGCCAGCCGGTAAAGTTGAGGAGTTTGAAATTTCAAACTCTCTTGCATCTAAATTTAAAAGAGAGATTCAACTCGAAAAACATTCTCTATCAGAAATAATAGAAAAATGGGTAAAATCAAGTGGGTGGACATCTCCTCATGCACGGAAACATCTTCCCGCAGCAATAGAATCTATAATATTAAATAGTGGCCTGGATCTATCAGACGATACTACTATTACCAATATAGTAGAGGGTATAACTGCACTAATAACAAATAAAGAAAACATCGGTACCCTTTCACAGGCATTAGTAGATAAATCACCGAATCTAACTAGCTTTTTACTTAATACAATAAAGAAGTATGAGCCCGTCTCGGTACTAAATAGGCCAGATATTATAGATATAATGATTAAAGAATTACACTTTACAGAGGGTAATGTGGCAGTGGGGCCGGGTGAAGTATTTATCACTTTATTTAGTGAGGCAATTAATCCCTCAAAGGGAGATTTACAGATTAAGAATCCATTAACTGGTGATGAATTTAAAATTGAATTAAAAAGTGACGATGGTAGAGTTAGTAAAGAGGCCGCAATAGGAATTACTGCAGGTATGAAGGCCTTGGAGTCTGCTGTTGGAGGATTTAGTAAAATGGCCAGAGGTAGCTTTACCGAGCATTTCAATAAAATGCTGGAAGGACGCAATAAGATGACCAATATAAACAAGGCTATAGATATTATATTATCATTTACAAATAATACCGATCGAGTGCCTGCAGATATTATAGAAAATTATATGCGTTCTTCTACTATATACGGAAGTGAATTAGCAGCCTCAGTAATAGGGGCTATACAAATCGCAGATTATCAATCAATTGAAGATTTTAAATATATAGTATATTTTAAGAGCAGTTCACCATATAGTCAGGTAGTACTAGGTCCGTTTACTGAAAATTATAATAACAACTTACAGGTAATATTAGACGATATTCATAAGCTAAAAATTATTCCTAATACCGGAGGTACAGGTAAGTATGGAGAGGGTGGGAGAGGAGGATTCCCCATGAGGGTCAAGTAATGAAGACTTTTGAACAATATATCAAAGAAAATTTAGACGGTTTAGCGGTCGGTAAATCAATTAAAGATTTTTATAATAAATACTATCCTACTAAAAAGATCAGCTTCGATAGTTTTAAGGACGATTTCAAGTGTAAGGTAGAGGAGGGTATATCTGTTGAATACGAACATACTCGTGAGAAAGAAATTGCCAGGAAAATAGCACTAGATCATCTATGGGAAGACCTAAATTACTATTACAAGCTCAAGAAGTTTGTTGAACAAGCTCAAAAAACTGCAGTTATATCGTACGGTAGATTTAATCCACCGACAATAGCGCATGAAAAGCTTATTAGGACTCTATCAGAAACAGCTAAAGCAAATAACGCAGATGCATACCTAGTGCCCTCGCACAGCGACTTCTACACAGCCAAGGCCAAGGTCGACAGAGAAAAAAACCCACTGACCTTAAGAGAGAAGATTAAGATATTATCTAATATAGTACCTAATAATGTTATTATATCAAGCGATGGTCGTACTCTAATAAACATATTGAAGATTCTATCTGAACAAGGATATACAAATATAATTCAATTAGCAGGTTCGGATAGAATAGAGGAATTTAGAAATTTAATTAATAAATACAACAATGTTCCGGATAAAAGAGGTATAATAAATTTTGGATTTAAAGGATATGAATTAATTTCATCTGGTGATAGAGACCCCGACTCAGAGGGTACAATAGGAATGAGTGCCTCTAAGCTGAGAAAATTAGCTCGCGAAGGTAACTATGAAGAATTTGTAAAAGGTATGCCCCAATCACTTCAATCAAACGAATCCTTACTTAAAGAAATCTATAATATAATTAGAGAAAGATCTGCTAATAAATAATTCGTGTTGAATACCTGAATGTCTTATAATATTATATAGATTAGGAGATATACGATGATTATAAGAAAATTATTTAAATTTGAGGGTGCTCATATTGTTCGCGATTGTTCGTCTGATAGATGTAAGAAATCCATCCACGGTCACAGCTACATTGTAGAAGTTAAGCTTAAGGCCAGTCACTTAGATAACGCCGGAATGGTTTTGGATTTCGGTCTGATGAAGGGTACCATTAGAGATGTGATTGATTCATTCGACCATGCATATTCGCTATGGACTAAGGAGAATAATGATTATAAAGAATTCATTAAAGCTCATAGCGAGCGGTGGATTGAAATGCCATGTTCGCCGACGGCCGAGCTATACTCGGTAATGTTTTATGCTATTATATATAATATAATTAATAAAACACAATTTAATAATGGTGAGAAAAACATAATATTAGACTCTGTAAGAGTTCACGAGACGGACACAGGCTGGGCTGAAGCTGATTATGATGATTATATTAATATATGGCTTCGTGGGGGGTATAGTATAAAACATATATTCTTTAGTCAGCAAATAAAGATGGAGTGGAAAGATACCAAAATGTGGGATAAACTTTTAGATGAAGATCCTAAATCCCCAGAAATGCCATTTATTAATCCTAAAATAACTCTATTATATAATAGTTGATTAAACTCCTGTACAGTTAAATATCTGTATGAAAATTAATAGATATATAATTAGACTACCCAACTCAACACACCTTGAAACGATGAAGTTAGGTCAATTAATATTTTCAAACGAAGAAAATTTAGACGACTCACAATTAAGAGGATTTATAAGTAATATATTTACCAAAACTAAGTCAATAGAAATATGTTTATTTGAATCAATTACATTAGAAGAGTTGAAAGAACAAAAATGTGATATATTATATTATGAAGAAGATTACGATGTTCAGAAAAGATTTAAAGAAATAGGACCGTTTACAAGGAATTAATATGTTAAAACTAGCACCAGACAGCCCATTTTACTCAATTCAAGCGGAGGGTATATCAACTGGTATGCCTGCGGTTTTTATACGTACAACAGGTTGTAACTTCCAGTGCGGTCTCGATAGAAGTTCCCCAGGCACTTGGGTATGTGATAGTGAAAAGCTGTGGAAAAAAGGAACTGATTATACAAATGAGCAATTGGAACAAAAAATTATTGACCTAGGTGAGTTACCTTCTGTACTTCTAGGCAAAACACATCTTGTGTGGACAGGTGGAGAGCCCACGCTACCCCCTAATTCTGCCGGTATACAGGAATTTTTGAGATACATTGATTTAAATCATCAAAATAATATGATATTTAATGAACTTGAAACCAATGGTAGCTTATTTTGTGAAGATTTAATACAAAAGATTCAGCAGATTAATTGCTCTCCCAAGCTTTCCAATTCAGGAATATCAAAAGATCGAAGAATTAATACGGAATCAATTAAACAAATTATGAATCATAAGAATTTTTGGTTTAAATTCGTAATAAGTACTGAGGATGACGTTCAAGAAATGATTAGAGACTATATATTACCCTTTAATATGCCTGCCGATAGAATAATTTTAATGCCTGGGGTTGATAGACAGAGTGAAATAATAGAAAGAACCCAGTTCGCCATCGAGATGTCAAAGAAATATCACTATAGAATGTGTACGAGAGTTCAGATTCTTTGCTATGACAAGGAAATAGCGAGGTAGTTAGTGAACAGACTCACTAAAATAGAGTATGGATGTCTAATAGCCTTGGCGGCTAGTGCAAGATCAGAGGATTTTACTACTAAAGTAGGGTGTGCAGTAGAAGATTATAGTGGAAAAATCATATCCACCGGGTATAACGGCCTGAAAAGTGGGTGTGACATGCAAAACACACCGATTTTTACGCGAGAAGACAAACTAAAATATTTTATTCACGCAGAAACCAACGCTTTAAGCGAAATAGTTAAGAATCAAATCAAAACAATCTATATAACTCACTCTCCCTGTCAATATTGTGCACAAAACATAGTAGCACACGGTATAAAAGAAGTAATTTATCTACAAGAGTATAATAACTGTAGTGCTTTTAAGGAAATATTTACTACTTTTGGTATTTTTCATCGAAAAATTACTGAAATCGAGAAAAATAATATATTAAATCATATGAATCAGTTAGTTTCACAGTTAACAAAGGAGTAATTAATGAGAATTGCAGTATCTGGTACATCTAATGTAGGTAAATCTACTTTTATACAGGATTTCATAAAGGAATTTCCAATGTACACAGCGAGTAAGGTGAATTATAGAGAACTAGTAAAAAGTAAAGGGCTCAGACTCAACAAAAAAGGATCCGAAGAGAGTCAAGAGATAATTCTCAATAGCCTGCTCGACGAAGTAATGAATACCCCAGGTAATTGTAATATAATATTTGATAGATGTACGTTAGATAATATAGTTCATACGCTATGGATTAAGGAAAAGTATCCCAAGCGTATATCAGATGATTTTATACGTAAGTGCTTACATTTACATAAGCAAGCTACTAAATTTTATGATATTATATTTTTTATCCCAATAACTAAATACGACAACATACCAATAGAATCAAAAGAGAATAGAGAAACTGATTTGATATACAGGGATGAAATAAATAATATTTTTAATGCAATAATAAAGACATATCACCAAAAAAGCTCTGGTTTTTTTGATATGAGAGACTGCCCCGCCATTATAGACATATTTGGATCCAGAGAAGAGCGTATTCAAATGACCAAATTTTATGTTAATCCTGATACTGGTGATCAATATGATGAAAAAGACGACCTGATATCCAAGGCTATTATACAATAATTTGTGAACTACTGTTTGACTAAAGATCAATCGGTTTTCTCAGTCGAAGAATATAAATATTCTCGGAGACTATAACCCGAGGAAACTATATATGAAATTTCACAAAATCTGTAATTTAACTATTAATGAAATGGCACGCGTCCCCAAAAGCGAGCAGTTTAATAAAGTGGAAATAAACACTGATATAGAGGTTACACCAGAAAAGGTAACCAATATTAAGATGTATCCCCCGCTAGATCAATTCGATGATAATATTAAAGCAAAAATATTTAATTTTATTATCAAAGAATTAAAAGACGCAACCTTTGACGGGTACGAAGAACTATATAAGTTTGTCTCAGATAAGATTAAAGAAGGTATTACAGCAGAAGGTGGTAAATATAATTCAACTAATTTACAATATACCACTCGAGTAGTGTTTAATATGCTAGGTCCCAATCGTCTGAAGGTAATTACTCCAGTAAAGGGTGATAAATCAGCTGATTTTGTGCAGCCTGCAGATGGAGATGTGGTAAGTCCAACGGATACAGCGGAAGTTGAACCAGTGGACTCCGGAAATAAACGAGGTTTATATGTAATAGACAATGATATGTTTTTATCAGACGGCATAGATCGGCTACAGGGTCTTCACCCTGCAGTGCTTGAGGCACTCACAGTGTTTTTTGAAAATCATCATGGCGAAACCATGCCAGATATGAAGCTCAGATTAAGTATAGCCAGGGAAGTAGAAGATTCTCTCGGTGGAATAGATGAAAACATTAAAGATAAAATAATGAAAAGACTCAAGCAGGACAACATGGCTGGTCTTATAATAAATCTTAGAGCATCAAAAGCTATACACTCCCCTAACGATAAAAAGAGGTCAGAAGACGAAGAGGTTCCGTTATTAGACATAGGAGAAGATGAACCAGAGGACATACTTTCGGCTGATGTTGAAAGATTGACGGGTGGATATGGTCCGCGCCACGACGACTACGAAGTAAGTCGGATGAGTGAGTTTGAGTAGAGGAAAGTAACTATGAATAATATATATCTAAAAGAATTACAACTACAAGATCACCTAATAGAGCAAGCACCTCCCGTTACTCCACCTGCACAGCCTGCAGCTGCACCCGCTGCTTCACCATCGCCCGCAACACAGCCAGCCCCAGCAGCCAACCCCCCACCAGCCCCAGGACCAGAATCGACAGAGGAACCGACAGAGGCACCACCCATTCCTGAATCCACTAAAGCAGCTCTATCAACACCTGATCCTACCTTCAATATGGACAAGCGTTATTATTTAAACATAGCCGGCAAGGATATGTCTCGTAAATTCGAATGGAAAAAGCTAAAAGATCAAGAACTAAGAGCAACCTTTGCAAGTACTTCTAATATAGCAAAAGCTATTCAAAACCTACAAAGATATGTAGACTCCATAGCCCCGGAAGGTGAAGATCAGTCAGCTGCTGAGTATCCAACCTCACCAACACCTCCACCGGCTCCCGCAGAAAGCTATGATATATACGCAGGCGGTAGTTTTACATCCTTGTTTGAGTATATAATGTACGAACAAGCTCAAACAGAATCAGTTATTATTGACAATAGAAACGTTACAAAGCCACAGATACTACAAGGAGTATCTTACGTACTAAGTGATCCCGATAACGTCAAATCAGGTGTTTCAATAGATGAAGTACTAGATCAAGTAGTTGGTACAAATGAGTATTTCTTGAAGCTAAAAGAACAATTTGATCAAATATATAGAGGTCAAATTAAAAATGTTATAAACAATAAGTTTATACCTGGTATAGGTACCATAGATCTTAATAAGCAAACCATTACCCCTGAAGCTCCTGCCGGTCAACCCGCGCCAGCTCCTATAACAATTAACATAGACGGCTTCATAACCACTCTCGGAGCAACAATGACAGAGGCGATAAGAAACGCAAATACCTCCGATGAAATGATGAACGCCATAGATCCGGAGGTGTTTATAACTAAGCTGTATAACGACAAAGTAATAACTTCACCACCAGCACCCGCAGTAGCAGACATATTCAAGGATAAAGAAGGTACGGCTAAGTCCTATAGAATGAACTTCTTCAAGCCTATCTGTGATGCTCTAGGTAAAACTCAGAAGACTTCTCAGAGGAAGGTCAATATTGAGCAGTGGTCTAATGTACACAAGATGATATTTGATAATCTATGTAATCCACCTAACGATTACGTGTTGTATCTTACAGAGGATCAGTGGAACGATATTCTTCTAGGCGGGTCAAAGGTAGGATCAATTCTAGGCGCACTTACTGCAATAGCAAAGAACTTCTAAAACTTAATACTACTCAACAAAGCTGAGACGGTATTAGTATTAGAGTTATTCAAAATAATATTATAGTCAAACTCATTAATATTATTCATTGTACAATATTTGTTGAAATCCTTGTATAATATATTATCAGGCCAGATAAACACCTTATAACCTTCAGATAATATTTCAAGAGTTTTCTTTTTGCTAGTAGCATCAACATGTTGATTATCCAAGCACCAGATAATTTCATGAGCAGGGAATTGCTGTAATTGCTTGAGCTGTAATTTGGTCATAGATGTACCACATACAGCTACTCCATTCTTAACAAACATAGCATCAATCGGTCCCTCTACAACAAAGATATAAGGAAAATCTACATCAATACTATTTAATCCGAATACAGTCTTATCACTATATTGCTTGCTGAGATATTTAGGAGAATTATCATCCAATATCCTTCTTGTTTGATAAAATGTAATATTATTATTTATATCATAAAATGGTATGCATAATCTATTTTTATGTATAAAATCATTCAGACTGACGTATAATGCTATGGGCTTATTAATTGCTCTAGATAATCTTCTTTGTTTTATAATCTGTAAACATCTTCGAACTACTGGATTACTTTTATAAAACTTTACCTGATTTTTATCAAATAAATTAATACTATCTAATGGTAGAGATGGTATATTACGAGATGGCTTAGTATCTACTATAGAGTTTACATCCAAAACTGGCTTACCACTATATCCAGAATTAATTTCAGCTCTTATATCTTTATAAGACAAACCACAAACTTGTTTTATCCATCCCAAAGGGGACCAACCCTTATTACAATTATGGCAATAGAGTTGTTCCTTTTTAGGAAAATAAAATAATCTCTTCTTTCTACCCCAACTATTACCTTCTCTGCAGATCGGGCAGCACGCATTATAGGCCTTAATTCCTGGCTTATATACAGGAAACCCGGTATATTGAAAAAACTTAGTAATTACATACTGCTCCGGTACCCTAAAATTCATATTATTATAATATGCGATTATGAAGGAAATTCAATAAATATTTAACGATGAATAAAACTGTATTGCTATCAACCAGAAGAGGTCCTAAGAAGCTGATTGGTACAAGGGTACATAAATCTAAAAAGGGACCAGGAAGTTACAAGAGATCTAAAGGAAAAACATTTATGAAACAAATGGATGAAAATAACAAGTATCGCAAATTCTTTAATATGCTATTAGAGCAAGAGAGTGATCCAACCGCATCAGAGGTACCGGCTGTAGATGCTACGCCAGAAGAAGATGAGGCTGCTCTTGAAAAGGGGCTGGATCCCGGAACTGCTCCTGAGGAATTTGACGTAAAGCCTGTTGATATAGGGATCCAATCTGGTATAGTCAATAAGATTAAAGAATTTATTACGAAGATTGAAGAATTTTCTAAGTTTCTTAATGATGAAGCTGGTGACAGTGTTAATAAATTTATTAATGAAGCTGATAAAGAAGGTAGTATAGTAAAAGGTATATCTAGTGAGTCTAGTAAAGTTACTACTGTTGCAGAGACTTTAGCTGGTCTAGCAGAAGCGTTTAAGGGTAGATTATTAGTAAGTCTTAGAAAGCATCGCGAGAATCAGGCGGCCATTCAAGAATTTTAAAAATAAATAAGGAGATACAATATGAATAAAGATGAAAAGATGATAATTGAAGCTTATTTAAATAGTAAAAAAGCTATTAATGAAGACCATAAAGAAGCTATGGCAAATTGGCCTGCCCTTAAAATGACTGTTGGAGATTTATTGGATAAACTAGAAAACGATCAATCTAATCAAGAATTGTATCAAAAAATTGAAGAGTATTTAAAATCCACTCAGGGAAATTTACAGCCAACTAGACCAGGCAGTGATGTACTAACAACTGGTAGTGGTAATATGCCCCCACCCCCTTCTGCTCCACTAACGACACCATAATGAGAACATATATTCCAATTATAACCGAAAAACGCTTTACTATTCCCCGTGTAGCACACTGCAAGGGTGGATGTAGGCGCTAGCCCTTAGTACGGCTTAAAACTGCTAATAATACGAGTTGCAATATCTAGCAAAACTCATATATTTAAATATATGAATATATTGCTAGATATTTTATTTGCCTGTAGTATTAAATTTTTTATATTTGACTTCTCTCACTTACGCCGGATGAGAGACTTCTTACTTTCAGCAGATAACTGGTTTATAAATAAGCTGTTTAAATGTCCCTATTGCCAAGGTTTTTGGTGCGGCTTTTTAACACATGGATTTAAATATCATAATAGCATATTTGAAGACGTGTTTTTTGGTTTTTGTACAGCTATAATATGTTTGTGCTGGAATGCTATATTCTGGCCATTAATAGATAAATACGAACAAAAATATGATTACGACCTGTGCGGTCCAAGAAAAGATAAAAAGGAATAGTTATGATTATAGATAGAGATTCATTAAAAAATATATCTGGATGTGATTTTTATGATGGAAGCCTTATACATACACGATTTTCATATAAATTCTTTAGAGAACGAGTTGCTCGAATAGGTAATATAATTACATTTAGATCTCCAATGGAAGTCACCGCTAATTTGGTAGACTTGGAGGATTCTTTAAACGAAGATTACATTTATAGTGATGATGCAATTAATTTTTGCATGGAGATTCCGGATATTGATCTATTTGGGGGTATATGCTTCCAAAGATTATTCAACTCACATCTTGCTACGCTATTAGCTGATCAATATCTCAAAAGACCCGTCAGCGTAGATGGTGACGATATTATGATTCCAATAGAAGGCAGTGAGCCCAAGAAAGCTAGTGTTAGTATAGCCAAGAAGACCAATGATGCAGTATTAATTCATACAGGAATTAATATTAAGGCCGGGAATAGAGCACCCAATTTTGCGTTTAGTACTGAATTAAGCGATGAACAAGCACAAGAGTTTATGAAGAAGGGATGTGAAATTTTTTACACTCTTGCGCACGATATCTTTGTTAGCTCCACAAAGGTTGTATAATATATGTTTGAACGACTCAAACATTTAATTCAGACTAAACAGGAGTTAAAGGAGGATCTAGCAATGGATACCTCCTTTACTCCTTTTATGTCTCAACGCTGGCTAAGTATGTACAATAGAGAATATTGTATTAGAATAAACGATACAACCAATAGATTATATCAAGGCATTACTGATAAAAATGACTGGTATAGAATGCTACAAATGTTAGTACCGTGCAATTCATACAGGTTTATTAAATATATCAAAAAGAAAAAGAACAGTAAACAATTAAATCATAAGTATATATGCTTTGTAGCTGAGAATTTAGAAATAAGTAAAAGAGAGGCAGAAGACTTCTTAAATAATAATCCATTTGTAATAAAACAATTAAAGAAATCGCTAGGAGAATAAATATGAACCCACGGGAATTACAAGCGCATGCCGCCGACACAGGAACGGGTAATAAGGGATTACCAGAATTAGAGATGTATGCTAATATGTCACTACCAGCCGATTATGAAATAACGGAAGTTTTAGGGGATATTATAATGGCGGAATTTGTCGATTGCTCTCAGGACGGTGAATTATTAATGAGGGGAGGAATTCTTATTAATAATAATATGACACAAAATACCTGGAGAGTAGCTAAGGTTCTTATACATGGTAAGGGATGTAGTGATATTATTAAAAAAGGAGTATTAATTATGTTTCCTAATGATAAGGGAATAAAGGCGGTATTACCTGGTAAGAAAAAGAGACCTGTTATATTTTTAAATGAGGAGCGAATATTCGGTATAGTGTCGCAAAAAACAAAGGTAAAAGCAAAATGAGAATGTCACCTGCCGCTCTTAAGAGCCTTTTACAAACAAACGTGGCAGAAATAAAGTTCGCTCGTCGTCGCCCTAAGCCAGATGGATCCGATTCCAGAAGAATGCTATGTACCAACTGTAGAATGTTCTTAAATACATTTAGTGCCAGAGAAGTGTTTCACTACACCCCACCGACCAATGAACCTCGATATAACGATGTAAGCAAAGGCCTAGTTATAGCGTATGATTTAATAATGCAAGGGTATAGAGCAGTTAATGCTACCTCCGCAGATGTAATAACTGTTATACCCGTTTATACGGAAAAGATGATAGATGAATTCTGGGTATATTTTAATAAGAATATATTACCACTCAAGACCCAGCAGAAGACAGATTTTATGAATAATTAAGATGAATAATGTCTCTAAATTAATTGATGAGGTGCTAAAGCAACACTTACAAAAAGATGTAACATTAAGTATAAACAATAAAAAAATTAAAACTGGTAAGTTTATACTATATAATTTTTATGATTATCATATAGAGGTGTGTGTAATTTTTAAAAATAAAATCAAGAAGATACTAATACCTATACCATTTAAAATTGAACATTATGAAAGCGAAAATTTGATTTATTTTGATTATAGAATAAAATCATTATATAAGACTTTATCACTAAGACCCTGTGATAATAAATACTATAACAATATATTAGAAATACAATTCCAATGAGTGACAATACAAAGCAGTTAATGTTTAGTCTTATAACTGGTGAAATATATACCATATTATCCGATGAATTAAAGGTAATGGATGAATATCAAGTACCTCTTAAACAGAAGCCACAATCGAACTGTAGTAAGTGCTACGGGAGGCTTTATATTGGAAAGGATCATATACATCAATTGTATATAATGTGCCCTAAATGCTCAATTAAATGTATTGATACAGAAAAGATTAAATCATTAATAGTACCTAGCAATCAGTCAATTGATTCAATATAATTTTAATATGAAATTATTAGATTGCTTCCCTACTGGATATACTCCACGCACAGCTCAAGTTGAAATTATTCAGAGCATTCAGCATGCATTGGATGAAGACAAGAGATTTATAATAGTTCAAGCACCTCCTGGATGTGGTAAAAGCTGTATATCTGCTGCATTGGTTAATTACAGTAGTGATCCCTCTGCGGAATGGCGGGATAAAGTTAGTAATAATATGCTGCTCAGTAAGTCTAAAGATGGTACATATAATGAAGCTTCTAATGAGGAACGTTGCGGAGCGTATGTATTAACTACTACTAAATATCTACAAGATCAATACGAGCAAATGTTTAGTGATCGATATGTATTAAAAGGTAAGGCTAATTATGACTGTGATTTAGAGCCAATGTTTAATGTTAGTGTAGCTCCGTGCGTATTAACACCAAAATTGATTGACAAATGTATATTTAATAAAGGATGTAGCTACTATAACGCCCTTAATGATATGCTAAGTAATAAGTTTAGAATAACTAACTACAGCAAATATATAACTCTACCAGAACCAGCTAGATTTTGTGATATATTAATATGCGATGAAGCTTCCGAAATAGAAGAAACAATAGTTAATTATTTTTCATTAAGTGTAAATTATAAAAGATTATATTCCCTCGGACTGAGAGGTATAAATCCAGTAAACTCTGATAAGAAGAAAGAAATCATACAATGGCTTAAAGAAGTAAAACAAGAGGCAGATATTATATATAGGGAATTAAGTGACAATATAAGGGAATCAATTTATAGCCCCCAAACTAATGTAGATCTTAGTAAGTTATCAGGACTAAAGAATTTAATAGATCAATCTCAATTAATAATAGACAATTGGAGTTTTTGTGATTATATAATTGAGCGATCGGTGGATCAAGTGCGCATTACTCCATTGCGAATTGATAAGCTTACGGATCGTCTATTTGCAGGCGCAAACAAAGTAGTGTTTTTAAGTAGTACAATATTTGATGTAAAATGCTTTACAAAAACATTAGGTATAACAGATTATAAGTACATAGAACACCCCGGAGTGTTTAACCCCACAAAAAGTCCTATATATGCACCATGTAAAGTATCCTTAAATAGAAAAAATTTAAAGCAAAGTATTCCTATAATTTTAAAACAGATAAACGATATTTGTAATATGTTTCCTGATGATAAGGGAGTAATACATACTCATACTAATGATATAACCACTATTTTACATAAACACTTTCGTAAGAATAATAGGTTTCTATTTAGGGTTGGTGATATAACTAATGAAAATATACTATTAGATCATAAAAGTAGTGATGATCCAACTATATTAGTAAGTCCCAGCTTAGCTTTTGGTATAGATTTACCTGATGAATTATGTAGATTTCAAATTATAGTTAAATTACCGTATCCATCATTAGGAGATAAGAGGGTTAATAAACTATCTAAAGAGTCTCCTGATTGGTATACTAGTAAAATGTTTACTAAATTAATTCAAATGTCCGGTAGAGGTACTAGAAATGTAGAGGATTATAGCACCACCTTTGTTTTAGATGGTAATTTCATAAGATCTGTATCTTATAATATAGATAAATTACCAGAACATTTCAGATCTAGGTTGCAATGAACATAAATATTATGTGTGAAGAATTATACGTTTAATTTTGAAATTTTAACTCTAACTACTCAATTTGCTAATGCGTTCAATGATGTTGTTATAAAGAGATATAACAATGAACGAGTTGCAAACGGTCAGGAGATTGGAGTAAACTTTATATATGCACCAAAGCAACGAGTAATACATGATTTAACTAATAAACAAAACGAATTACGCTTACCGATAGTAAGTTATAATATTACTAATTTTTCACGCGATCCTTCACGAGTATTTAATAAGTTAGAAGGTCCCGAAATATTAAATAGCCGAAAGTATGAAAAGATCTTACAACCGGTGCCAGTCAACTTAGGAATATCACTTAACATATTTACAAAGTTTCAATTAGATATGGATCAAATTATTAGTAATTTTGTTCCATATTGTGATCCATATGTAGTAGTGAGCTGGCCCGATCCATATGCCGAACAAGAGATTAGAACCATAATTGAATGGAATGGTTCTGTTAGTATAGACTATCCAATAGATCAGTCCGCAACAACACCATTTTCTCGAATAGAAGGTTCAGCTAATTTTACCATTAAAGGCTGGTTGTTTAAGGCTCAAACAGGTTCAATGGGAATTATTCATAATATATATAATAATTTCTTCGCGGTCAATGATATATATTGTAGTTACACAGCTATGAGATCCGTTACAAGTGAGTTTGCTACAGATTATCAAGTAGTAAGCGGTCGACCGGTATTAAATGGCGCGACACCGACCACTTTATATAATGAAACATCTGGTCAATTAGTAACAGTAACAGGAAGCATGTTTAATAAGACCACAGCATATTTTATATCTGGTCCAGAGAGTATAATAGGTCAATCTACTGTATATGACTTTACAACATCACGATATATAAGTGCATATATAGATAGTATTGAAGGTATTCAAATAACACCTAATATACTAAATGATTATACTCTTACTTGTACTATTAGTACAGGAGCCGGTAGTGGATATTTTGATATAATTGCAATTAATGATGCAGGAATAGGAAGGTTATCCGTTGATAGTATACGACATGTACCGTGTCCGTATACGACTGAGGAAGAATGTGCAACTTGGGAGCCATATCAACCTCCAACTATAAGCGGTATATATGTAATGTAAATGGTAATTTTAAAAATTGACAGTAAATATAGGTAAGAATTATGGCAGATTATAATAATACAATTAATAGACCAATTAGTCCAGCGGCTAGTACAGGTGGATATGCTGGTCCTAACAGTCAAAAATTTCTAGGTACTTTATTAGCTAGACTTCCGTTTAGCTATAGTTTTATTAACAAGATGTATGATAGTAATCCATACTTTAATACATTTTATAAAACCGGTACGTCACGTGAAGATAAAGTAGCTGCTAAAAGTGTATTTTATGGTGATAGATCTACTACCGGTGGGATGATGGTCGATAAGGGCTATAATGATTTTATATATGCTAAAGTAGATTCAAATAAAATTCGCCGCATCCAGGACTATAGACGAATGGCAGCATATTATGTAGTAAGTGATGCATTAGATGAAATATGCGATGAGTGTATTAGTGAAAATGATAAGGGTGAAATAGTTAATTGTGATATAAATGGAACGTTTGCAGAGCCGATTATACGAGAGCTAAAAAAAGAATGGACCAAATTCTCATCATTATTTGATTTAAAAGAAAAGGGATACAATTATTTCAGACAATGGCTAATAGATGCAGAGTTATTTTTTGAAAACGTATTAGATGGTAAGAAACCCGAAAAGGGAATAGTTGGTGTAATATTACTTCCGCCAGAATTAATTAATCCTGTGTATGATAATTTACAAAATGAAATTATACGTCAATTTATATTAAGAAAACCGTCACCGATTGTAACTAATACTGAGCAAGAAGAAAAGATCATATTAGAAACAAATCAAATAACTTATATTAATAGTGGTATATGGAATGAAGATAAAACCATTAGAATGCCATATATCGAAAATTGTAGAAAGGCATATAAGCAATTAAGTCTAATAGAAGATACCTTAATATTATATCGTTTATCTAGAGCCCCACAACGTTTGGTCTTCAATGTAGAGATGGGTAACATGGATACACCTAAAATGGAGGCATATCTTAAGCGATTAATGCAGCAAATGTGGAGTAGAAGAAGTTTCAATAATAGGGACGGTCAGATTACTAATGCGTATGATACACATAACATGTTAGAGGCATACTTTTTTGCAAAAAGAAATGGACAGGGTACAGACGTTGAAAATCTAGAAACTAATTCCAATTTAGGAAATCTTGAAGACCTTTTACACTTTAAAAAGAATCTATATAATTCACTAAAGGTTCCAGTGGGAAGATTGGATCCAGCTACTGTAGTAGGTTCTGGTGGACCTGAAGTTACTCGCGAAGAATTAAGATTCGCTAAGTTTATCATGAGACTTCAACGTCAATTTGCGCAAGGAATGAAAAAGTCATTCATCACCCACTTAAAGCTGAAGGGAATGTGGAAGAGGTTTTCATTAAAAGAAAATAATATATTTATAAAGTTTAATACGCCTACAAATTTCCAAGAGATGCGCGATAATCAACTGTTTGAAATTAAACAAAATCAATTTAATCTTATGACTCAAAACCCGACGATAAGTCCTACATATAGTATGAAGCGTTATTTGAAGTGGGACGATGCGGATATTAAAGCTAACCGCGCTTGGGTAAGAAGAGATGCTGCATTTATGTGGGAGATTGAAAAGATTAAGAGCGAAGGTCCTAATTTCCGCGAACAGGGTGCTGAATTGGATGATGCTATAGCAGAATTACAGAGTAATTCTACTGGCAGTGGTACATCTACTGGATCTCCACCAGAATTTGGAATATCTCCCGAGACATCACCAGAAACTCCCGGTGCAACACCAGAAACACCAGAAGCCCCACCACCGACGGAACCTTCACCAGCTCAATCCTCCCCACCTTCAGCATAAATGACAACATTACATCAATTTGTCACAGATAGAATATATAAAAATCGACTTTCCCCAAAATTTTGGGACGAAAACTTATATTTCGATGGTGATACTAGAATAAAACTGCTTGAAATAGCTAAAGATTTCACTGACAGTTTGGGAATTACGCGATATATTAAGGATATCATATTAACCGGTAGTTTAGCTAACTATAACTATACAAGACACTCGGATTTAGACGTTCATATATTATTAGATTTTACTGATATAGATCAAAATAAGGTTTTAGTTAAAACTGCATTGGATGGCAAACGGTTTATGTGGAATATTAAACACAATATTATTATGAAAAAGCATGAAGTAGAGTTATATTTTCAAGATATAAATGAACCTCATATAGCATCTGGAGTGTTTAGTATACAAGACAATAAATGGATTAAGCGACCTAAGTATGATCCACCGGAAGTAGATGAAAAATACGTAGAGATGAAGGCAAATCAAATTAAACTTGATATAGTTTTGTTAAAAAATAAGCTTAATAGTGCGAATGATGAAGCAGATTTTAAAGAGCTACATGATAAATCCGTAAAGTATAGAGAAAAGATACTAAAAATGCGTAGAGATTCTTTGAGGCTTAAGGGAGAATATGGGATTGGTAACCTAGTATTTAAACAATTGAGAAATGGTGGATATATAAAAGAAATTATAGACATAAGTAATATTGCTTATGATAAAATATTTAGTATTTGATAAATATTGGTATGAGTAACCGACTCGTGAGAGTCCAGATCAATCGAATTGATCCAGCGATATATTCGCCGTTTAATATTAGAACCAGTTACTCAAAGGAGATATTATGGCAGATATTATATGGAGCAGAGGATATTCACCAGCAGAAGCTGAACGTGGTAAGTTTGTAGCATTAGATGAAACAACACTCACTGATTTACCTTCTAGTAGTAGAGGTAGATATGCGATAGTTACCTGTGATATAGCAGGAACAGATTCTAGCGGAGCAGTATTAGGTACTTCGGCTAATCCAATGCATACTACAATAACCACTATTGTTAGTAATGTAGAGGTGGATGTCACTGGTATAATGTTAAATGAAACTATAAGTGCCGTTAATTGCACGGTTAGTACGTTTGAAACTAATCCTATTACATCTATAAGTGCTATTCAAATGGGTGAATGGAATATAGGCGCTTTAACTGATATTATTAGTACAGTAAATGTCAGTGAAGTTAATCCCGTTACGGCTGTTGACGTAATTAATACAGTAAATGTCAGTGAAGTTAATCCTGTTACGGCTGTTGACGTAATTAATACAGTAACGGTTCAAGAGAATAGTGCAATTCGGGTGATCATGACTAAGGATTTAACCATTCCTAATACAGTATGGATTGGTAGTTCTAGCTTAGCTGCCGGAGTAGAATATGTTCCTTCATTAGCAAATGAGTTATTAGAAATAGAAATCCAGAATAAGACTGAAGGTCCTGTTTATTTCTTAGCCTCTGCAACTGATTATATAGGAGTTGAATCAAACGGAATTACAATTGAATCAGATACATTTTATTCAACAAGAAAATATATCTCTGAATTTACTATAGGAAGTCTATCTGG